CTAATGTTCCTGTAAAGGCACCGTTAAAATTACCAACAAATGATTGAGAATATATATTTCTAAAAGGTCTTGCACTGCTTCCGATATCGTATAAATTTGCGGCGTCAGCAGAGCCAGGTTGAATGACTGTTCCGGCTATAGGATCGCCATTTGTGTCTAGATTGTTAAAGTGTATCCCGCCATTGACATTAATGTCGCCGCCGAACTGACTTTGTTTATTAACACTTAGGCCACCATTAGTTGCAATACTACCAACGCCTAGTACTGTTGCATCGGTAGTTCCTAATACTTTTAAATCTCCGGATGATTGAATTGTCCCAACTACGTCAAGTTCATACTCCGGAACTTTATTACTTGATCCTACTCTAACATATCCGTTAGCTTCAATTCGAACTGCATCAATCGGATTTCCGCCGCTGGTTAATCTAAATTGCAAATAGCTATCATTTGTCTTAGAATAAAATATCGATGAGTTTGTATCTGTTGAGATATTAAAACTTAAATCGCTACCAACACTCAATCCGTTGTTGTTTCGAATATTAATAGGAAAGTTACTGGTACTAGATTCGTCGTTTCTTAAAAAATTACTAGCTAAAACTGTTTGTCCTCTAACAACTAAAGAATCTGCTTTACTAGCAGTACCCCAAAATTTTGTAGGGCTTGTTGTATTAGTTTCGTCAACTGATGATAAATTTACACCTTGTCCTACTGAAGCAAATCCTGCAAGTGTAGTTTTAGGTGTAAAAGATGTTTTACTAATAATTGCGATTCTATTGTTTTCAGACCATAAAGTAAGAATATCATGGTCTATGTTATTAGTATCAGTAATTGTTTCAATATCTGGACCTGTTTTAGATCCTTCGCTAAATTGAGGACCGATTAACAACCAATTAGATCCAGAATAAACATATAACTGTTTCTTTTCTGTATTAACCCACAAGTCTCCAGTAATACTACTTGCAACACTAGGTTCGTTTGACGATTTCTTTACACTTCCTGCGGCAGTCCAAGTCGTACCATCATAAATTTTTAAAAGATTTACGTTAGGACTATTGTCGTACCATAATTGGCCTTGAACAGGATTTAATGGTGCAGAATTTTTAGCAAAGTTTTCTAGCAAATGCAAAAAGTTTTCAGCTACGATTGGCCCGTAACCGGCATAGTTCTTTCCGGGAAACTTTAAACTAGTTTCTTGGTTAAGACTTTGGTCTTGTACTACGTATGGCGGTTTTGCCGGATTAGTCTGTTCAGTATGATTTACTTGATATGACATTTATTAAACTCCCGCAAGGCCTGTTAGACTTTGAATACGAACTGTATAATCAATTTGTATCAAACGATTAAGTGATTTCTGCACTGGATGGAAAATAACATGGGTCAGTAACAGACTGTTTCCCGATGCGCTATAACTTTTTAAACCTAATTCGTCAAAAATGTAAAGTCCATCTGCATCAGTTGATGTGTCAAATGCTTGTTGGCCACTGGGCTCACCGTAATCTAACAAGCAGGTAACAAATACATCGGTGTAATTTGTACCAGTAACATGACGTGTTTCAATAAAATTACGGGTAGGATCTACGTTGTTACTAGATCTGTCGTCGACTACTTTAGAATATGTTTCATTGTAAAGACTAGCGTTAGTTCCTGAGCTGTTTGGAGTCAAGTATGTAATAATACCAGTCGGGTCAACTGCGGTTCCGCCGTTGCCAAACGCCATTTCATAAATAAATCCCTGGCCGCTATTAGCAATACTCTGTGCTAATGCAATACTAATATTCTCATAATGAATGGCATTTCTTTTATTAATAAAGACTTCCCCAGATTCTGGGTTAAAAATCTTGATATGCCCTTCGATATGTACTCCGGTTACGTCTTTACTCTGCATAGTAATCTCTCTTTATTCAATATTTATCAATGTATATAAAGTAGTCAGTTAATTCGTTATATTGCTCGGTCTGATATGATAAAGAACTGGGCACCAGTATATACTGCTTCCATAACTGTTAATGCCGGAATAATAAATCCCGAAGTTCCGCTGCCGAAATCTAAAGCAATTTCGCCATCAGTATTGTTTATTACTAATGTTCTCTGCCCACTTACTACTCGATCAACGAAGCTTATTGTATAAATTCCTTCGTAAACATACGCAGGTGCCTCGTTAATCTGGATAGTATCAGCACCCTCTAACAGATCAATAAGCCCACCGACAGTTTCTACTAACGTTAACGAACGTGTGTAGGCAGTGGTCTGTACCGTAGAATCCGGGAATTGTATAGAGCCATCAGTCTTAAATATCCATTCCAAACTTCCAAGACCGCCGATGCCATGAGTTATGTGTAGTCCGGCGTCCTTTTCAATAGTTATAGATGAATTAGCATGCCAGCCGCCGAGTGGCATTGGTGGCTCATCGGGGTTATTCCATGTTAATCCGTCCCCACTGCTTGGCATTGTTAAACTACCACTTGCATTAAATGTCCAAATCTTTTCTGCTTCGTCGTTGAAAGATGTGACAATGCTAATGCCGTCAGTTGTGCTGTAGTTTCTTAAGGCAAATCCAACTGAAGAAGTTAAAATAACATCCTCGCCGGCAGTCGCTTGTAAATCTGCAATAGATTCTAAAATTAAATTAGTAGTAGATGTAAGTGTACTTGGTATTGTTACTAATCCTTCACTAGTTAATTCGACACTGAAAGATCCATTATTCAACGAAGAAATATCAGCAGGTGATTCTCCCTGATATGCAGTTGTCTGTATAGTACCATCTTGGAATACTATCCCAGTTCGAATTCCTAATATACTTCCGCCTGCAATATAAACATCACCGTAGAAAGCAGTTCCGCCAACAATTTCCATGTTAGTAGTTAATGTTGCGGTTGGTAATACAGGTGCTGGAGGAAAATCGTGGGATGTGTCTGCTACTAATGTTCCCATGGTTATTCCAGAGCGAGTCTCCGACTGTATTCCACCTGCGTTAAGTTCGATACCGCCCGGACTAGTATATCCCAGGCCTTCAACATAATCATCAACAATGTTAGAGTTAATTCTAATAACGTGAGGTGCTGATTCGTTAATTGGCGACTCAACTCTTACGTATGATTTAAGATCGTAGTTTCCTAAAGTTATGCTTTCATCAGTTTGTACTGCTATTATTTGAGTTTGATCAGCGAGGGTACCTAAAGCAATCGTTGGTCCTAATAGTATTCCATCATTTCTAAATTGCCATTGAGTTGTAATTTCATCAGTAATATTTTGATGGTACATGCTAATTCCGGCACTCGTGACAGTTACTTGATTAACTATCTCTGTTCCATCTGTCCACCCTAAACTAGTATAATTAATTTCTCCGGTAGTAAACAACGAAACACCAAAATCTGATTGCAAAATACTGTGAGTTAATCCCTCTACTTCGCTATAAGTTAGAATAGCATTTCCGGATTCTAGAGCAGATGCTATTCCAATGCTTGCCACCTTTAAAACTCCATCAACAATCTCTAGCCCGTCTCCAACTTTAATTCCGCCCTTAGTTGTTGGGCTAGCAGTTGGTAAGGTATAAGGAGTAGCGACTGCACTTAGTACACCCTCATTATTAATCGTTAGGTTATCACCGACTTTGATGCCACCTAATATATTAGATGCAGCCTTTGGCAGGGAGTAGGCTGTAGCTGATAATATTCCATCAGTGATAGTTAGTCCGCTACCTACTTTGATTACACCTGCCTGTGTTTCTGATGCAGGCAATGCGTTAACAGTAACTGAACCATATGGATTACTAACTGATATACCGTTTCCTGCAACAACTCCTGAAACAACACTTAATGTCCCGTCTGCAGAAAATGCATCATATAATTCAGTAAAATTAGCGTTGATTTTCTGAGCGCCGGCTCTTAACGTGTCGCCTGTGCCGTCGTTTATCGTGGTTCCAAAATTTATTGTTTGCTTTGCCATGTTTTATCCTTGATCAAACGTGATCGATGTACTATCAAATGTTCCATCATCTCTATCAAATGTATTCGGATCACCTAAAGTACTGTCATATTTACCTATAGTTGCATACCATACTACAGGCGCCGCTTTTAGGAATCTCGAAATCTTATTATCTTCATCTAAAATACTAGTTACAGAATCCCAGTCGGTTCCTGTTCTTTTTACAACAGTAACCCTAGTACCAAGTTTTAAATTGTTAGTTAATGTTAAACTTGCTGTTTGATTATCAACTGTAAAGTCAGCGTCTAATACAACATCGCCTTCGGGACTTTCTGGATGAATTGCAACGCTATGAACAGAATAACTGTCTTTCTTCAGTCTTATATTTCCAACAAAGAAAGACCACTTAGTCGAATCAGATTTAAAATTATCCGAACTTGTATGTGCTAAAACGCATTTATATGTATAAGTTCCAACCTCAACAACATCGTCGACTTTATAAGATACTCCTGACTGCCACGGAACTGAACTATATCCGCCAACGAATGCTTCAATGGAGCTTTTAGCAAGTCCTGTTGCTTCTTGTGCTGTCATGGCTCTACCCTGATATCTCCAAGAAGTGTCAAAGTTTCCAGGAACGAATGATAAACCTACATTTTCTGTGCCGTCAGCTTTAACTTGGTCAATTACTGAACTTTCAACATAAGGTAATGTTTCACTAGCCCCTATATCCTGAACGTAACTGTTAACTGGATGCAGTGATGGAACTCCAGTACCAAGCGTTCCTCGACGTAACTGTCCTAATACGTTTCCGCTGATACTAAAATATTCAATTCTTTCGCCTCTGATTTCAACTACACCAGGTTTGTTATTTGCTGTGCTTGGTAAATCAAAATTACTTGCATCTTCTACTTCAATTGTAGTATCTGTATAAGATAGTGGTTTTACTAAACGAGTTCTCTTATCTGCGTTTAATCTCTTAAAATGAACTCTGTTAAGCATATCCTTAAACTGCATATAAGACACACCCGACGTTAAAACATTACTACTAAACGTAATAACAGTAAAGTCATCATCGATCTTTGCAGGTAAAGCTAATTTAATACTGTGTCTATCCTTGTTTAATTTGTAATCAACACTCGGTGTTAAAAGACTAGCATTTTTAACTACCCAAACATAACTTTCATCAAGAACTGATCGATCTAATTGTATTAGGCCGCCTGTTAGTCCTCTGTATTCATAGTATTCAGGAGTATCAGGAGTCAACGATAAATTAGAAGATATTCGAATTCTCGATCTCTGGATGTCTAGGATGTCATGTTTATAAAAACTAATAACTTCAATACTATCCGAAGGATCAAAATTCTCTATAAATTGTATTTTTGGCCCTTCTGTCTCAGTCGGAGGTACATAAGTGTACTCTTGATCTCGACGTACTGCGATAATTAATTTTTTTCCTATGTAGTTTTGTGCTACATATTCATTTAAGACAATACTAATATTACTTAATTCAACAGTATAATCAACACCACCATTTAATACTTGACTATCAGCTAATACAACAATGTCATCTGTAGAAATGCTATAAGGCAAATATTTTGCAGGATCGATAAAATATTCTACAATCCCAGGCTCAATAGTGTAATAACTGCTGTTAGGTGCTTTTAAGATTCTTTGATTTACGCGAACAAGCATACTTGATTCAACAGGAACAATATCACCTACTACATAGTACAAATCGTATAACGATCCGCCATTACCCGGAAACTTTTCAGTTGTGGCAATCGAATATGTTCTTTCATTACCGCTAATGAGAATGAAATTTACTAGAGATCCGTTCGCTGGAGGTACACTAAAATAAAGACCAACTCTACCTGGTGACTCATAAGATAAATCTGTTTCGAACAACGCAGGATTACCAGGTTGTGCTGGTTGTCCATCGACATATACTTGATATGTTATATTATCTACATATGGAGCATTAGTAACAAACTCGGTCTGAACACCGTCTCCGATAAAATAGTTAATGTCTAATATCTTAGAACCGTTAAATTCAAAACTAAAAATAGAAACTAGCGTTCCTTCAGGAGGTGCTTCGTTTAAAGTTACTAATCTATTAGAATAATCGAAAGTGAAATCTTCTCCTAGAGATTTAATCGATGAAACAGAAACCAGCTCGTCGGTAATTTCATCTCGTTCACCGGTGGTAAATTTAACAATTAATGCCGAAGGACTATTTGGTTGTTGGCTAACAGCAAATTCTTTCGTTACTCCATCGGCGATATAGCTATCTACTTTAATATTTGCCGAACCGGCGCTTGGCCTATCGTAGACTTTAATCGCAACAGCATCGACAATTTGTCCCGGAACTACTTCTTCAGGAGCAGGGCTCGATGTAGGAGTAACAAATCCGTCGCCATCAACTAAGATATCATCGGCAGCTAATCCTGTAGCAGTTGAGTATGCTAAATTTCCACCGCTTAGAGCAGTATCATAATCAGTATCTTGTGGAACGATTGATCCGTCGCTAGTACTCTTGCGCCATATAAATCTGTCGCCGTCGAGTACTGTAAATGTTGATGGAATACTAAAAGTTTTATATGTAGGATTAACTAAATCATCAGGTATTCCATCAGATATAATAGTTTGCATGATAGCTGTAGAATTCAACAACACTGGAATAGAGTCGTATGTATCTTGAGCGATGTTTACTTCTATCTGTGCATGATTCTTTTCAGCTAACTTATCTGCAATATCTTGATCAAGATTTGATAAATCATTACTTACTGAATCTATTTGATCTTGTACCGCAGGAATTTCTGTATTCACTAAATCATTTATACGGTTAACTGATTCAATGTATAGAGGATTGCTTGGATCAAGTCCATCGATAATGACATTTAATGCATTTAATTCCGTTTGTAGTTGATAAATTTCGTCAGTAAGAGATTCAAGTTGTTCCTGTAAATCTACTTCACTGTTTACTAATGTATAATATTCATTAGTTTTCGTAGTTAATACTTCTTGAGCATCGGCTAATGTTTCTTGAGCCGATGTTTTGCTATTATAATAAGGATCGTCTAATCGAACAGGATCAAAAAATGCTGTTATAACAATATTACTACCTGTTGGGACTGCATCATTTAAAAATACTGTTCCATTAGAATTTATAGTACAATCTATAGGATCTACTAGCGTTCTTGTAAACACAGCAGAAGTTCCTGTTTCGATGTCTTTAAACAATATTTGATCTAGCTTAACTGTTTTGTTAATAGTATTGACTTCTATTACCTTAGTGTCTAAACCAATAGTTTTCTCAACATCTGGAATTATTGTTACTATGTCACCGACTTGAATGTTATTAACACTTACTAAGGTAATTGTATTGCTACCTTCAACATTAGTAGTAGCTGTATCATCAAATTCAACTGTAGTTTCTACTCTAACTGTTGGCGGATAGATATTTAAAATGTTAAAATTATAAATTTTTGTGAATCCGTCACCGGGATAAGTTTCAATATTCTTACTAGAATAATAAACGTTCATTTCTGTTCCGTTAGGAGGAACATATGGCAGGGTGAAGCTATGTGTATTGGCAGCAACAGTTACAATATAATCGCTAAATGTAGTGTCTGAGCTATCCCATTTGTCTGTATAATACGGTACACTATCCCATCCCTGACCAACTTCAAATGATAGTCCGGTAACGTTGACACCACCGTAATCGACTCCGGTCATTAGCTGTCCTAGCTCTTTACCGAGCTCTCCGGCTACTGGATCATAATAATATTGAATTCTGTCAGCCGCATTAAGGACTGACCAATCTTTAGTATAGTTAATTTTAACTGTAGATCCTCTTGCAGGTGCAACGTCAAATGTTAATAGACCACTATAACTTGTATAACCTCTGGATGTAGATTTAACAGTTGATAATTTATAATCTGATTTTAATACTTCTACATCATTTATTGTAACGGTTTCGATTCCAAGTTTAACATTATTAGCAAATGTATTAACAATATCAGGTGCCCACTTTAGAGGAAACTGTAGTCTAGAACCAGAAACTGCAACACTACCAGAATAAGTTTCAGTTTCTTGCAAACTTGTAATAAAATAACGTTGTGTTAGTCTGTCAAACTTTATTCCGATGTGATTATTTCTAATAACGCCGTCACCTATAATAGCCACGGCCCTAGCCTGTACTCCAGTTGTACCAAGACCTCCCTCGAGGACGATTACAGGAGCATCAAGATATCCTGAACCACGATTAATTAAAGATATTCTTGTAACTTTTCCGTTAGTTATAAACGCTCTGGCACGAGCGCCGGATCCGGAATTGCTGATTATTCTTACAACAGGTTCACTTACATATCCGGCGCCTTGCGACGAAACAACTATTGACGTGATATTATATCCTAAATTATCGTACCAATGCTTCCATGGATATTCTAATAATTTGTTGGAATTAGTTTGTACTATACCGTTTCTAACGACTACATCTATCGGAGTTATTGCACCATCTTCAAATACCGCTGGTAAATCAAAATCAGTTGTTGACAATAAAGAATTATCAACTTTGTCGTATGAACTAATAAATTCTCTTATCTTAGTTCTATATGGCTTAACTTCGTTGATAAAATCTTCAAAGTTTTCAAGATTGTCATTATTGTATGTGACTTTTTGTTTTAATTCGCCGACTGAGTGTTTAGCTTTAACGAAACTAGTTTTAAATATCCAATCTACATAGTTCTGTTCGCTTAATACATATCTTACGCTATTAAAGAATAAATCAAGATATGATTGTTTTAGGTCGTCTGTAAGAATATTGTTCTTAATTGCATTTAAAATAATTCGCAATTCTATCGAAGCAGAATTATCAAATATCGATGAGTCATAAAGCGAAGCATCGAAACCATATTGTGTATTTGAGAAGCTATACAAATTAGAATTAAACTGTATTGTTCCTTTTTCGCTACCAATTACTTCATAGCTCTGTGTCCAGTCAACTGATGTCGACTCGGCATACTTTCTTAATAACAACCAAGTTCCGTTATTAGTAGTTCTAATCTTAACTATTTGATCAATATCTGTCTTTAAATTATTTAGGTCTACAAAGGAGCTTACAGAAAAATCGATAGCAGTAAATTGATTGTAGCCCGGAGCATACCAATCTACATATGACCAATAATTTCTTACGTCATACGATTGTGTTTGTACTCTTGACCAAGTTAAAGATAGAGGCTCATATGAGTATATGCTCCAATTGCCGTACGCTGTACTATCACTGTGTACTAGTATAGAATAATTTCTAACTGTAACTGTTGTTTGATCAGAGTATCCCTCTCCTTGAGAAATAATTTCAACTCCGGTAATTCTCCCTCGAGTATCAAGGACTGATCGAACTACTGCACCGGTGCCAGTACCGCTAATTGTCAAATAAGGAGCAATTAAATATCCTCTACCTCTTTGTACAATATCAATTCCTGTTATTCTTCCATCATTAATAATCGGTTTTAGTACTGCCTTTTCGTATGTTCCAATATTCGTAAATCGTAATTCTTCTTCAGAATCAATTGCCGAATCGTACAGACCCGATATCTCCGAAGGTTCTTTTTCAAATTGTTCTATGCTTGATAAATCAGATCTCTCTACGATCAGATTATTAATTAGAACAAGATTTATTTGTTCGATAAACTGTTTTAATGCTTCAAATCTATTAACAAACATTCCCTGTCTTGGTCTAAATTCTATGCCGTATTTTATTTTTGGAGGTAGTGTAGTATCTGGGACTAGTCGACCTGCCTCGTCTTTACCGCATAAACTGTCAAACCATTTGTTTTCAATGAAACGAGGAATCGAAGAATTTGGATTGTTACTAATAATTTTCCATTCGTTATGAATGTTTTTATTATCGTAATTCCCGGTCCAGTATTCAACGGATAAAACAATATTTGAATCCTGAAGCAAAGGCTTAACGTTAACAAGACTAAACGAATTAGGACTTGTTAATGCAAGATATTTGTAACCATACCCCCTAGGGTTAGAAATTAATTCTGCTACATCATTAGCAGGGATTTTTCTAAAGTTGACATTTGGAATAGTTTTCTTGTTCTTAACCCAATAATAATAAGTGTTCTTAAATGTTTTAGCGACAGAATCATATTTTTTAATTAAACCATAAACATCGTTACCATAAAGAGTAGTGCCGCTAACACCTGTTATTAGCCCTTCGTCTGTATCTGCTCTGCTATTCCACTGAGAAGGTGTTAATGTTGTTTCTACCCATTCGTAGATATCAACGCTTGCTCCCGGGAACAATGTATTCCAAGTACTATTCCTATATACTAGATCATTATCTTGACTGTCGTAAAATTTAGCAGTTCTTAAATCCCACCAGAGAGTTCCTACTTGTGCTTTACCCCAAGCCATTCCTTCGTCAATTTTTACTGTAGAGTTTCCAACTGAATAAATTGCAGGATCGTAAAAAGTTTTATATCTAATTTCTTGGTCAGCAAGGCCTGGAATTCTGCCTTGTGTAGAATCAATGACATCAAGATAAGATACTAATTTATTAGTGTTTCGATCGTATAAGAATGCTCGTTTAATCTTTGATAAATCAATTCTATCTGTTTCTTGATGCAAGACTGACCAACTAAATTTCCCTATTGGTTTTCTATATTCGTGTACTCTACCAGAGCTAAGTCCTTGGTCAAGGGCATATGGAGCTCCGACTAAGATAACGTCAGATCCTACAGCTAAACCTGTACTATATCCTGTAGAAATATCTTGTCCATTTACTAGGCTCTCACTGAATATCCATTTGCTACCATACCTGTCATATACATCGATTCGACCGCTATCCTCAGCGACATCAACAATTTTTGTCAAGTTATTATCAAATGTTGTTGATCCTAAATCGATCGTCATTGTTGTTTTAGTGTCTGAACCTTCGCTATAAACAACTAATGTATCATAATCATTCATAAAAGATATTTTTGAGCCGAAGAATTCAGCAGTTTCGGGATCAAGATTGTATAACTCCTGATATTGAGAATAACCAGTGCCGTTGTCCTTGTAGACAATAACTGTTCCTTGATCTATCGTTTCTTTATCATCAAAAATAGAAGAAACTGCAATATATTGCCCAGTGTTAGAAACTGTAATTGAAGTACCGTAATCTGGTGATCCGTTAGTTAGAACAGTATAAAGAGAATATTGCCCAGAAGCTAACTTATAGACGAAAACTTTTCCGGGTATCTTAATTAATTCGTCACCTTCGACTGATAAATTTTCACTATTATTATCATAGACGCCGCCTGGTGCAGAAACTAAAAGCGTTGAATTATCTTTACTTACTATAGTAGATGTACCAAACCTACTTCCAGACTGCAATGGCTCGCCGACTACTATACTAGTATCGTATCTCCAACCGGTTACAGTAAATGATAATATTGTACTTGGATCTGAATCAGGGGGGGCATTTAATATTAATGTTGTAGAATTAACTACCTGTGCTACATATTGTGTAGTGAAACCATTTCCTAGCACATGCATACCTGCTCGTATATTTGCAGTACTTGACACAACTAATGTCTGTCCAGAACTACCAACTGGGTTATAGTTTGTAGTGGCTTCGATAGTTGTCTTATAGGTTAATCTATAAACTTTACCTGTGTCGTTCTGGAATCCTTCGGAACCGACTAATAAAGTATCACTACCGAATGCAAGACTTGATCCAAATTTTTCATTATTCAACGGATGCGGGCTAACAATCGTAGCAACTAACGTAAAGATATTATTCGCATCTTTTTCGTATATCGAAACAACACCTTGTTTTGTTAAATTAGAGTTTGTTGATAAAGAATCTTCACCAACTGGAATATAAGAAATTTCCTTCCAGAAATTTGTTTGAGTTTCTGGATTCTTATTTAAATTTGCAGGAAGGCCAACAATAAACTGTGCTTGGTAAGGTTTAGAATTATAAATTACTATATCGCCTACAGCATAGCTTGTCACTGAAGACCACAGAGGAGAACCTCCTACATATTTCAATCTAGAAGACACATTATTTGCCAACGGTGTTCCAGTTGCTAACCACCTACTGTCTCCGGAGATAGCTATAACATCACCGGTTAAACTCGCAGGCGTAGCATTATCATCGAAACCAGTATTCTTAGATATAAATGGAACAGTTATTGTTTGTCTTTGTAGCCACGGTGCAACTGGTCCGGCTTTATCATATATAATTACTTCGCCAAGGTCATTAGAAATAGCAGTAATATTAGCGCCAGGATTTAATACAATTCTTCTTCCATATGAAAGACCTTCTTGCGGAGCAGTATTAATAATTTCATCTAAAGAGTAAATTGGATTATACTGCCATGTCATCCATTTATTATTTCCGTTGTCGTCAATCCAAAGTAGTTCACCGTTGTTTGGTGCAGTCTTTAGTACTTGGTCTGCCCTATCTATAGCATAGTCAATTGACCCGTTACCATTAACAACATTTTTTACCCTATAAGAATAAAATGTTGAAATTACTATCTTATTTTGTTCAGTAAACGGTGTTCTAAAATTAGTAATAGACGGTGCTGATAAAATAATTTTCTTTAAGTCTATATCAACAACTTTATAAAATCCTGGAAAGGTAGATACTTGATCTATTCCGATGATATCACCTATGCGTACTGAAGTATTCTTGTCTAAGACCAATGTTAATAACTTGTCATTAGTAGAATAGGCAGCATCGACAACTGTTTGTTCTAATCGACTGTATCTATAGACATTCCATTCTCTGCCTTCGAATCCGACCCAAACATAATCACCTTCAACATAATCAGTAATATCAGTACTAATTACTTGATCGAGCGACACAAATGAATACTTAACATCGCTAGGTCTTACATATCCCGGTGTTCTTAAAAATGACGGCTTATCTTCTGCAACAGGCCACGGACTATTGCTGTATCCTACTGGCTTAAGATACACTTCATTAGGGGTCTGTCTTACTATAAAGTCAACCAATGATGTGTCAATTTGATTAACTAGCTCGTATCCTTGGGGATTATTTTTTACATCAGATTCGTCAATTATAAATTCGATGTTTTCAAATGCCTGGCTTGCACCGTACTGCCCGGTACGTAATGCCCATTCTTCATAAAAATCAACGCTTTCTTTATCATCGGCACTCAGAACATCAAATAGTTTATTAAGAACATTTTGTGTTCCCTTTTCAACTATCATTCCTTGATAAAACTTAAATTCGCTAACGTCGTCTTTAATAATGTTACTTAGATATTGACGCTTTTGATATCCAACTAAATGTTGTGCTACTGCCTGCTGATCTCCGTCAAAATTGTCGCTATCTAAACTATAAAAATCTGTAAACTGCTCGGCTTTATATGTCCAGTTAGGTAATAATCGCGGAGTAGGTTTTTGATCTAACTTAATCCACTTGTTATTATCAAACGACTCCTCTCCAGGAATAAATCGAGAAGCAGAATAATAAAATTGCTTATATTTTACAATGTCGCCTAGCGCATAATCTTTCCATGACTCCCAATCATCGATCTTCGCTTGATCGAAGATAAATCCTGGAATGTTGAACGATCCGTTCCATTCGCTACTAACATACCCGGATACTTTAATTTTTTCTTGTCTATATCCGCTTTCAGGATTATAAATTGTATCGTTGAACAAAGTTGAATTATTAAGAATAACAACTTGTTCTTTTTGCACGAGATAAAAAGTTGCACCATATATACCGTCTTCAGTTGGTGTATAACTTACTGCATTATCTTCTCTATAATTATTTAAAAAATTAGGTTGTATCGGTGTTCCGTCAACTTTAAATATTTCGTAACCATTAAAAGAATTACGAATGTCGTCGACTACACTTAACGGTGCTTCGAAAGTTAATTTAATTGCGGCTGGACTTAGGCTTATTACAGCACTTCCAATGTCACTTAGTCCGTCAAGTTTAACAAAATTATCTTCTTGAAAAACTTCTGAAGGATCCGATGTAACTACTGATTTATAATAATCGCCGGCGTACTTTACAACACTACCTACAGGTACAAATTCATTTGGCTTCCAGTCGTCCCATTGGTCTTCGCCGGTGCTCCAGTTTTGTGTAGTCCAGAATAAAAATTCTTTAGCACTAGTTTCCCAATTAGTTATAGCATTTAATTCTGCATTAAAGTCATCAAAAATAAATCCTTGGTCTTTCAAATATTCGCCGTATCCTAAAAGGAAATCAACAACTTCTTGAATTGTTCTAAATCTAGTTCCGTATGGAACTACGATTTCCTCGGTCCTATCCCATTCTGTTCGTATATAAGCATCTCGACCACCAATTAGAGGAAGAGACGGTAGTAATTGATAATATTTAGAATCAAATGTATCTGATGTTGTATGTAAAACTTTTGATCTGTAATATCTATTATTGTAAAATATTACTTTACCAGAAGAATATGTTGACTGAGAAGTCCATTCAACAAATCCCTCAGATATGCCGCCGATGTTTATTAGTAAACCAAGATTAGTAGCTGGATAATATTTAAAGTATGGTTGAGTTTTACTGTAACCTTTTACTGAAAAACCGTCAGCACCCTTCGTAATAACTACTCCGCTATATGATATCTTCTTGATAGGACTAGACGAATTTAGAATAATCTCATAATCTTCTTGAGGGACAAATACACTACTTTGACTTAAAGGTGTTTTACTATCTAATAGTAACTTAAATTTTTCTTTACTGCTAAAAGATCCTATTCTGTACGATAGTTTAGCTTGAATATTTTTTAAATTATATTGATACTCAGTATAAGATCTTAAATTGTCACTAAGGATATAATCTACAATGTAATTAATAATTCCAGAAGATTTAATATTAGAAGTGCTAGAATAGATGCTAGGCAATACAATGTCGCTGGCTGTAATTCTAACTCCAGTATCTTTATAAATCAACTGCCCTGCTAAATTTCTAACAATTCTTGACCTATCTAAAAGAGTTCCTAAGGTAGTTGCTGGCTGCAACAACATTGATGCAACCATTACACTGAACGGATAATAACTACTTCTTCGCCAAGCAGTCTCAACAGGACTTTGGTCTCCGAATACAAAATCGTTAGCTGTGCTAGTTGTGATCGGTCCTAGAGCTAAACCAGAATCTAATGGACTAATAATATTTCCATCTTGATCTACCGGTATTCTTCCTTTTAGATATGGCCTCTTGTATTTTTCTACATACACCGTTGGTGAATTAGGTTGCTTTACTAGCCCATCGGCTATGTCTTCCCACATTATTAAATTGTCGCTAGTATATGGAGCAGGACCATATACTTCTTGCCACCAACTTGGCTCTATAGAAAAACCTAACATTTCCCAAGGACAAAGGTTCGGCCTATCTGTTCCTAGCATCCACTGATAGACACCTCTCCAGTATCCCGGAAGAGGCGAAGAACCGTCTAATGCCGGTAATTCTTTATAGTTAAAAGTAAGACTATTATCTCTAGAATAACCAAGCGGTTTAGTAAAATCTTTACTAACAAGTCCCGACCACTGGTAAAAACTTATTGAGAGGACTTCATTAAATTCAGACAGCGAATATCTATTACTCTTATTAAAAGACGGAATTAAATCTTGTACATCAAATATGTTAGAATCGTACTTAATTTTAATATTATTAAAAATTCTCTTTTCTAATTCTAATATTAAATCGTCTCTGTAATCATTGTAGGCCAATATTAAGCTACCGTCGTGGCCCTGTATCATCCACCGTGGATTTACCAACGTGGTATCATAAATCTTTTTAGGTTCATATTTTGGCCAAATACCTAACTTAGTTGGTGTTGGTGGAACACAGCATCCATTAGTATTTTCAAATTCCCATATTGTAACTTTATCATCGTTTTGCAATTCTGCAGAAATAACAACAAATCCCTGATCACTAAATGTATAATCTTTTTCATACAGTAGTTGGTTGTCATTAAGATAAACGATAACTGCCTTATTTGATAATGTATCTAAATTAAAATTATTTGTTAAAGGATATGTTTTTATTCTATAGTCAATTACTGTTAGTTCAGTTTTGATTCCGCCAGCGTATGGGATCATATCACTAAAATAGTAAGGACTTGACTTTGGTTTATCTTTATTAATTTCTTGTAAAATTAGATTTACTAACTCTACCGGGTCAGTATCAATCCCAAGATTTTCTGCTACTGAAACAAAATTTCTTTTAAATTTATTATAGTCTTCTCTAGACGATTCAATGGCTCTGATAATGTTATTTGTATCGGATGTTACATGATACAAGACCAAGCTCATCGGGCCGCTGTGTTGAACAAACTTAGTTCCGAGATCAGAAACACCGCCTAAATCTCTGAGATTATTTGGTCCTGGAAACTGCCCTTCGAAATTTTCTAAATTTTCTACAATAGATCCAACATGATCAATAACTTCTCCAAGAGTAAAATCTCCTATATCGTTATTAGATGGATTATTTTGTAAATTTATAGGAACTTCGTAATAACCATTTTCATTAATAGGTTGGTTAGAATAACATTTGATTGTTAAAACGTCTGAATCTAGAATGTCATTATTTAAAATAATTGTTTTATATCGACCACTCGTTGAGATTGTATAGTCGGCAGGTTGTACAAACAATCCGTTAACAAATACCTTAACTCGAAGATCGCCTAAACTATCGATATCATCAAAAATATCGATATTAAAATTATTAAATTTGTTAGAATTTTTATAAATTCTTACTGCTGGTTGTACATCAAATGTACGGGCTGTAGTCCAACCGTTAATATATCCAGCGTCAGTATCTTCATAATTAAAAAGATAACCTACTTTAATTTGTTTATCTTTGATATCAACTATATCTTTGTATTGAAACTTATCAGTTGCTAAATTAAAATTAAAAACAATATCCCCAATATTGGTTATGTTTTTATAAGACAATGGAAATCCTAAAGTTGCGTCGTTAGCACCTGTTCCTTGCTTATAAGAAAAGAGTTTAGTTCCCTTAAATGTCGATCCGTCATAAACAGTTTTATCTCCAAAGCTATGTCCAGTTTCGTCAAATACATCGAACATAGGAGATTGATTTACTGAAGTTTTTTGCTGACCTAGATTCCATTGATCTCCATCATACCAATACATCTGTCCTTTATTCTTATTCCCCTGGCGGATCAATACTAGATCGTTTGTAACTGGTAGCTCTTGCTCTACTAAATGTATTTTTCGTACGCCGTCGAGTAATAAAAAATCAACCTTATAAATTCTGTTCCTAACTAGTCTGTCGGTATCAGCAGTAAACAACACACGCTGACCTTGAGCTAGTTGAATTCCGTCAACGTTATATCCTAGCTGGCCTTCTACCATAGAAAAAACATCAACAGTATAATCGTCAATCACATCTACATCGCCGAGGGCTCTAGTTCCAAAATTATAAAGTTTAATATTTGGTTCGAACTCGATAATAGGTCTAGTTGCTCTAGCTGATTGATCTATAGAAGCTACTTTATTGTTATAAGTTGCACTTTTCTCAATGACATCTTTATGGAACCAACGATTATATCGACTCCAAGGATTCCTATCGGTACTAGCACGGTTAACAACAATGTAATCAGATTTTCCAGCGAATGAAATAGCATCGTCCCAAGGCTGGCTGTCAAATTTTCCGGAATCAAACGGTACAGATTGTTGATTAGTATAGGTACTAATTAGTTCTAAAACTTTTTCGTTTACAAGACGGATAGACCTACCAACACCTTCTACATAATATTGTCCAACAGAATACTCAGCAGGACTGACATTGCCCACAAATGAAACTTTCATTCCATTGCTTAATTTTGTTCCGTCTGATAATACGTATTCTTTCTTTCCTAAAATATCTGTCGAAATATCTAAAACTGTATTTTCCTCGATAGATTCTACTTGAAAAACTCCGCCGAGATCGATATCTGTTTCACTCACATAATAAAGAATATCCGGACTATTATATGGTAAAGTAATTTCAATTACGCCATTTTCTACAGCATATCCAGTTACACCAGGATTAATATATCGATCAAATGATTCGGGAGATCTTGCAGTCTTAATACTAAATGGATTTCCTGGACTGTTAATTTCAAATCTATAAGTTTGTCCTCTAAACAATTTTAAAGTAGGGTTTTGTGTAGCACCGTCTGGGCTGAACACGTAAACATTATTATCAGTTTCGGATTGTAAATCTACTTTATATGAACTTATAATATTTTCTTGTTGGCCAAATATTCTTACAGTATCTGGGCCATACGGTAACCAGTAATAATTTTGAAAGTTAACAAATTTATCCCAGTCGATATGCGGATTCCAAGAATAAAATTCTTGGCGATTTAATCTATTATGATTTTTTGTGTTTGATCCGAATACAGACAATTGGTTAATATAGTCTTGATAATCTTTGAAAAATACATTATTACCGATAGAGTCTTTAATTGTAAGAGCTGGTTCTAATTGGTAATCTTGTCTATCTTTTGTCGAAGCAGTAATAAAAATATCAGAGCCGACGGCTGATTTTGCATTTTGGCGACCGATATAACCGTTTACTTTTTTAACAGTACCCGGTTGTATTAACTGATCTATAGTGGCCTGTAAAAACTTTTTATTAGCATCTGTTTTAAAATAACGAGGTAATAAATCAGTTGCTGTTGTTTTTAAGTTTTTTATTTTCTTACTCTCAGCCATTATTTGCTCCGTAATTCGAACTTGTTACATTTTGCTGTTCTGACACTGTTGAATCTACAGTAGTGCCTGAAATCGATTTAATCGATGTAGCAGTTATACCTTGTATTATCTCAATATCGTCAACAGTCGCACCATTGACAAACAATTGATCGCTTGCAGATTTAATTTCGAACAAACTTCCAAACCCTAAACCACCCAATCTAGGTACTATAACAAAACTAGAAATGTCAGGGCTTAGTTGACTCATTACGTAGGTTGAAAGTTCTGTAAAATAAAATGTATCTCCAAAATCCCAATTTTCTAATGTAAAGAATTCTTCGATAGCAGTGATTACTCTAGTTTTAATATCGTTGTCAGACACAACACGATTAGGATTTTTAATAACTTTAAAACTAGCTTGAACATCCTCAGTGGCAGAAGATCCGAATAAGACTTTATAACTCACCGGATGAAAAATAATCTCATCGCTGATAGCTTTAACAAGATTTAAGTTCGAAGAAACTAAATCATATAATTCTAAAGAACTAGGAGGAAGTGGTTTATTAACTATAGATCCATTAATCCACTGTCTAAATCTAGTATCGTACGACTTGGTTAACACAAAAATATCAATAATATTGCTTACGCCCGGATCAATTCTTGATTCGTAATCAGCATTATGGTTATATTGAAATTTAAGATTGTCTCTGCCGATATAAATTTTATAATCCAATGTCGGGATCCACGGATTTGAAAGAGTTACATCTAATTTACAAACTGTATTTGTGTCTACAAAATAAAAATATTTTCCGTTATCAGAGACTGAATAACTAGTAGGCTTTGTTCCTAAAATAGTTACTAGGCCAGAGGAGTTGTCAACATATTGATAATCTTCTTGTCCGGCACTAATAATATATTTTTCTAAAACAATATATTTGTTTTGTAAAGAGATATTTCCAGATGCAGGTATGACTAATTCATTAAACATTTCTGGATTATCTACTACACCATTATCATCTGAATCTCCGAATGCTATAATAATTTTTTTAGTATCTACGTACCCATCTAATCCGATGTATTCGCTAACAATGTCCCAGACCTTATCATTAGTAAATGCTAGTGTGTTTTCCGGCTGAGTATTAACACTAAGGAATTTAATTGTATCTTTTATAACTGCATTATTTTTACTGTCGTAGACTTTGTTGCTGGAATCAAAATAGAATCTGATTTCCTTATCGCTTTCAAATACATATCTTTGAATTCGAGCTGTAACTGTATAATACTCGTTATCTGTAGTAAACAACAATAACCAGCTAGCATCTTGTCTTTGATTTGTTTGGTCGCCTTGCTTACCTAAACTAAAATTATTTCGTGCATCAAGATTTAACTCAAAGACAATTTTCCATTGCTGGTTTTCTGAATCATATCTTAGACCAAATGGCTTATTTGAAAAAATCAAATCAACCATTGTTGCAATCGTTGAAGTCTCAATGACTGTTCTCCACCTTGGAATTATTTGTGTAATAATCGACCCTTGAGGAATTATTCTGTTTAATGTTATAGGACCAAAACCGTCAGAGTTTACACCTGTGCCGGCAGCGGTGCCGTCATCTTCAACTGTTATAGCTTCAGCCCATAAGACTGTCTCGGCGCCAGCAACTGTAGCTGATCCCGTAACTAGTCGATTAGAATTTTTTGTATCAAAGTATTTTCCTTCAGGAGCAGAGAACTTTATTAAACACCCCGATCTTAAATATTTTAAATCGTTAGAAGTAAATGTTCCGACTTTAAATATTGTATCTCCGGAACTAACATAACCAGTAGATAAGTTACTATCAGATGTTATATTATTCCAAATAATATCAAGACTTGAAGTAATAAACACAATAAAATTAGCGTAGTAAAAATTTTTAAGATTAGGATCTTTAAGAATATCAAATATTTGATTATAGATTATTCCCTCAATATCTGTTTTGTTTTGATAAGAAAACCGACTTGAAGATTTAAATTCTTCTCGATAAACGACCCCGTCGTTCGCAAATAAAATAGTCGAACTGTACTTTCCTGTAGGATCTGATAAATCAAAATATCGACTTATACCCGAACTAGTTCTGTTAACTGCTTTAACTTTAGCTATTTGAGAGCTAGACGATAAAGGAGTTATGTTATAATCTTCCCCTGTAATCATTCTATTCTGTGTATAGTAAGTAGCAGGAGCATTTGCCTTAATGTCTTCGTTAGTTTCGGCTGCTGTTGCATTACTTACACTCGAGGCCAAGTTCATCGTGACTGATAAAGTCTCTTGCTGTCCAGTGTTTGATATATAAGGAAATGATATACTGATATTACGAATATCTTGTGTATTGATTGTATATTCCAATGCGTTGCTTATTCTGTAATAAACACGGAATGTTCCCAGTGGAAGATCTCCAAAAGTACCATCACTAAACTGTAAACTTACGGCATCGTTATTTCTAGTAATCACAGAGTAAATCGATCTAATACTTTTATTGACGCTGTTATAGATAATGTTGTTTGCTTCGAAATTACTAACAGGTGTCCACAAGACATCTTCGTTGCCATCTTTATCTAACTTGTATAACCATACGTCGGTATTATTAATATTTTGTGCATCAATGTCAATAGATTCATTAGTACCAGGCTGTGATATAGTAAACGTTCCAGTGTTTAATTCGCCTTGAACAAATTTCATAAAGAAACCAGAACTAGAAGAACTTGGGCCGCGACCATCGTCTCTATATATACAGCTGATCTTATTGCCTAATTTTGGCTGTTCTTCATATATGTAGGTCTGTCCGCTAAAGGATGTGCTTACTACTTCAAAAGACATAGGTCGGCCGGCAACGGTTTTTGTAAAACCAAAAACTGGTGCAGATTCTCCCAAGCTCTGGAAGCGATACTGTTCTGTAGGTATGCCGTAAATTGTGGCCTTGTCCGACGGATTACCAAATTGTTGTGTCTTAGAGAATCCGGCATTTATTACTTTTATAAACTGGTCGTACCAATTAGAGTTGCTAGGATCATTCCATGTAATAATTTGTCCGGACAGATTTCGTCCGTTACTATCGATGACATTCTCTGTTGTTGTTACTGATGTGAATTTTAAAAGACCTGTTGCCGCTATATTTCTCTTAGGATTATAACTAAGCATTCTTGCAAGTCTTAGAACACTCTCTCTACGCTCTGCTAATTCTAAGAAGTTGTCACGAGCATTTAAATCGACACGGAACGCTATGCTTTGGCCCAAGAACGCAATAAGGTCAATTAGGGCAAGGTATTCGCTGGATTCAATGTAATCGTTATAGTCTTCTGGATAGTTTTGACGGATATAATCGATCATTGTGCGACGTAAATTTTCAAAGTCGTAGCTTTGGAAATCTGCGTTGCGGAAACTTTGATATATCTTTTTCCAATCTTCCGCAATTAATAATCTGTTTTGTCTAGTAGTTACACTCATGATCTGTCCTAATAACAATATTTATCGATAAAAATTATCTGCGTATATTATCCTACAAGTAATCCGTTGGCTTGATCAAATCGTAGTTGCATCGCTTGGCTGATGTTGTACGGCAAATAGGTAAGCACACATTCGATCTGTATTCCAGATTCGTATTGTGTAATGATAGGATTTTCTGCCCTGACCCGAGGATCGTAGTTTACAATTTCGTTGACGTTTTGAACTATTAGATCTTTTAGTTCTTCTGTAAGAGGTTCAAACAACAAGTCCCATATAATTGTGCCGAATGTAGGATTCATCAAGCGTTCGCCTTGCCGTGTATAAAAATGATTTAATATATCTTGTTGTATCAGTTGAAAATCATATAAAGAAAAATTTTCTGTATCAGTACTAACTGTGCTAAAACCTTTATAAGTCTTAGGAGTAATTAATTCATTTCTAATGTTAGGTTTTAAAATTACCTTATCGTATAAATTTGCATTTGTTCCCATGCTTTATGCCTCCTGAGAAGGTGTTGGTCTAACAAACATTTCAAATGTATCTGTTGTTAGAGAATAGTTAGTCCAGGCAGTTGGTACTGGTATATCAGCGCCTTGTGACGAATCTGTTTTTTCTGGAGAAACTGCTAGAGGATCTAGGTTCTCATGATGTGGCCAAGGTTCGTGGGTAGGAACTCGCAACATAATTGATTCTATAGATACCTCGCCGGTTTCATCCGGTAAGTTATAAGTTTTTAATGGCTCGACTGCAATAGCGCCGGTGGAGCTATTCATGTAAATTTTTCCTCCAGTAGATTCGATATGATTTGCTCCGCTGTTAATGTGTGAAGATCCGCCGGAGGTAATAAATGTACTCGAGCCTGAATAAACTTTTGTATTAACTACCGATTCTATCTGCGATGTTCCTCCGGCTTTGATATTAATATTTCTTTTAGCTTCTAAATTTATATCTCTATCTGCAAGGATGTTTAAATCATTTTTTGTATGAATGCTGATGCTGTCCTCAGCGTAAATGTCTATCTTACCATTACTAGATAACTCTATCCAAGATGTACCTTTAGCATTACCGATATAAATTAGGTCTTCAGAGTTGTGTAGCAGTATTTGATGGCCTGTTCTAGTCCTAATCCTTACAAGCTCGTTGTGTGGAACATCTAGCAAACCGCTAAAGTCTTCATTCTCAACACTAGCGTACTCAGGAGGGCCTTCTCCGGCTAGCGTCTTTCTTAAAAAGTATGAGTCGCCATCATCCATCACAAAAGTCGTGCCGCCTAGCCTGCTAACTGGAACATTGGCGAAGTCGTCTTTTGTGCCTACTTCGCCCTTTGGTCCGGCTTCATCGACTGGCCCCGGGGTAGATATTCCAAAAACTGTACTTGGTACTTCTCGTCTTGCACTACTAGTTGTTATTCCTCGAGTGTCGTCTTTAATAAGTCCCTGTTCTACTAATCTCTCAGTAAACAAATGTTGTGGTTTAGGAATCTTTGTAGGAGTCTTAACTTGGTCATTTATTTTCCTATTAAATTCTGCTACAGGTACACGCTCTTCAACACCGTCAATGTTATACTTTGTTGCGGCAAGTCCAGGAACAGAAAAATTCATATCATCATCAGGAACACACCCGATATAGTATCCAAACTTTGGACTACCTTGCATGAACAGAACAATTACTGTATTGCCAACATCTGGCGGAATCATCCACATACCGTAACTCTTTTGTGTGCTATCGTAATCGTCTTGTTTCTTGGTGTAATTACTACTAGTAGACCCAAAGAACGGACTCATATATTTGACTGGCAGATGTTGTCCTCTGTAATTACTGTTTCCAGAACCTGCATGGATTAATTTTACTTGAAGCATTCCGTTAAACGAAGGATCAAGAATACCTGTTACAGTCGCAAGATATATACCCGGGGCAACCGGAGGCATATCTGATGATATAGTTACGTTATTATCACTCATTAATATAATCCGTTTCCATTAGGGTCGGTTGCATAACCTTTTTTATCTGATTCAGGTACAGGAGTATTAGAACTCATTGTTTTCTTCGGATCTGGAGCTTTCTTAGATTCTTGTAGAGGTCGTCTATTTCCTTTTAGAGTTTGTCTAAAACTTCCGCCTCTGAAAATATTAGTCACTCTATTGATTCTATAAAGTCCACTGAATCCTAGTGTAGGACTTGCTCCCGAGGCTGACGAGATATCGAAAATATTAGGAGATTTAAAATCATACATTCCTGTAGTTTGATTAATATCAAAGGGACTACGAAAATTTACTAATATATCAACTTCACCGTTTTGCCAATTAACTGATCCATCCTTGTTTAAATCTTTTACACCATCTACTGATTTTGCTGTATAATTACCGAGACCGCTGTTAACGACCCAGTACGGGTCGCCTACTATATCCATATTAAGAACAACCATATCGTTTGGATTAGTTATAGCATTATGGAATACCTTGGCAGCTCTCATAGCCGGTGTTTCTGTGCCGCCGCCCCCAAGTCGGTCATATGCTGTTTCTAATAATATCGGAAGATTTTGCGTCGTACCGTAATTACCTGGCTGATCAGGAGGTAAAGATCCTTTCTGTACATCTTTTACCGGAGCAGATGGATCAATTGATTGCGCTTTCCTTTCTGCTAGGGACTGATCAGCAGATCCTTTATAATTGTCTGCGGCAAGAATATTAGTAAAGCCTACACTAAAATCAATATCAAATTTTAGTATTTCTGTATTTTTTCCTGTATAGATATAATTGTATTCTTTTACTACCTGCTGGCGAATGTTAGTATAGCCTGGTGGTGGTTCGTTAACTGCCGTAATTGCGCCAGAGTGTGCTTTATAAGGTATTACTCTATAAACTAGTATCCTTGGATATACTCCTGTTTTCTTAACATTCTCAGGACTATCAATATAATACACCTGCGTATCTATTCTCCACCATGTACGCATACCGTCATTATCTAATTTGTTTTCTTTTAATTGATTTTCTGCGTACTTACTAGTCAATAGTACTTGATTAATCACAGAAGGAATGTCCATTTGTTTACCAAATTTCAAAGTTCCTTCTTCGGGATTAACTTGTAAACTTCCTCTAGACCACTTGCCAGTCTTTTCGTCAACTGTATCTCCTTCTTTAGCTAAAGAACCATCTGCTTTTCGAGCATAGCTGAATCCCATAGCGGAGCTTCCGATCTCATTAACAGCACCCGCGGATTGTACTAGAGTCTTGTTAACAGGACTTTGTGCTACTCCTAATTTTTTATTAATGTCAGCCGCAGTACTTGAGGGTTGAGCTGTTGCTGTACTCGCTGTTGCGCCGCCAGTTGGAGCATTAGCTGACGATGCCGATGACGCTATTTCTTTAGGGAATAGTATTACTACTTCGTCAGGAACCTCAACTGTTCCTTTATCTTTATATTCTTTAAGATGTTGATTAACAACAGCCTGTAAACTTTGTTCACCGGTTTGTAAAATTTCTTGTACAGTCTTTCCTTTAATTGATGAGTCAGTTTTTAAATTAGCGTATCGTGTTGTTAATGCTTCCGAGTTTGTTGCATAACCTATGCACGAGTATCTAGAACCTTGTTCACTGCCTCGCATTGTAATCGTACTAAATTTAAAAGGTATATGTCTTGTTGAAAATGGAATCTTAGACAATGTTCCTGTTTCAGTATTTCCTCTAAATTCGATTGTTAACAAAAACGGAGCATCTCTCCAGTTTTTAAATCCTTGCTGATATGCCGCGCTTTGCAAAGATAACATAAACACACCTAAACTGTAAGGCTCAACTATATCAAACTGAAGTGTAGTCACGTTAGTGGAACGAGCATCTTCTAATCCTATGACACTTTCAAAATTAAGGTTATCAAGAAAATAGTCATACTTTCCATAAAATGTGTTTACACGATTATCAGGATCTGCGCCTGCACTTTTACAAATTAAAGGTAATACTTTTCCCGCTCTATAAGAAATGTCAGGATAGTTTGCATCATTAATAGACATCGAGCTAATGCCGATTACATAGGTATAGCTTGCATACTTTGATAATACATTCTGTGCAGGAAGTGCGCCACCGAGCGGAGATGCTAGTTTTCCAACGCTAGTAAATGCTGATTTTACTGACGATGCTACAGATGCAATTGATCCTAAAATATTTGTCATTTTATAATCCTAACACAGTTCTTAAACTGCTGTTCTTCGGAATATAAATTTTCTTTCCTGGAACAAAATCAAAGATTGGATCTTGTAAGACATCTAGATTTCTTTGTATAAAGACCCACCAGAGGCTAGGTTCACCGTATAAATCAAATGCTAACAAATCTGGACGATATGTATATTGTGCTTCGATTGTGTATAAAAAATCATCTGGTTCAGCACTAACTGGTCTAATTTTTAGAATGTCTAGATAGTCTTGAGATATTTCTGTAGTAAACCATGGGCTGGTATTTGTATAGTTTGCTGACATATTAAATGTATCCGAATCCGCCGTTTAAATATCCGCCAGTAACAAATCTGTCAAGGCTAAATTTACGAGCACTTGAACGACTGTACATTGGCATTAGGCTAATTGTAAATTGACTCTTTGCTGGTACATAAGCTCGGCCACCACTAGTTGATCCTCCGATACCAAAGGCACCTAACAGACCTGCTACTTGGCTAACTCCGCCTGCAATATTACTAATTGTACTAGTTATTCCTGGAATGCCTCCACCTAATGTTTCTCCTAATGTATCTGCAAGGCCGCCAATGCTGTCTGCTACACCTGCTACTGCGCCGGCGGCTGAACCAACAACATCGGTTGAGATATAATCTGAATCTTGTGGTAACTGTAAATTAAATGAAGTAATAACCACCGGAACATTCTTGAACACATAATTACCGTAGCCATTCAACAAGACTACCGGAGGAGGATTTCCTGCCTTTGGATCATTTCCGCTAAACATTTTGGACGCACTACGTAAATAATGAACTGCCGCAATCCAATATAATGCTTGAGAACTATCTTCAACGTTCATTGGTGCTGTAATTTCAATAGATCCAGGATCACTATTCCTAAAAGACTGGAATGTAAAATTAGAATGAACTATCTGATCTTGGCCGTACTTTGCAGAAGACCTTACAGCAATTTGTGGCGTATAGGGAAATATCAAGCCGCCTGATTCTTTGAGCGGTTTAAGCACAGGACTATTTCTAAAACTAGTCCACGTTGGGAGACTTAGTCTGACACGCCAATCATTTGCATTTGCATCACCGCCGAAGGATGCTATAGCACTAGTAATGTCACCGATTGCTTCGCCTGCGGCTGGAAGGTTAACTGCTCGTATAGCACTAACTACACCGCCAGTTTGGTACCCTGTGCTAATAGCGGCACTTAATCTACTAGCAGTTCCTACTGCATTTGCGGCAGCACCGAATGTTGCCGATGTTGATGCGATTTTTGAATTAAAACTTTGTCCTCTAGTAACTGCCATATCTATTTCCCCATTTGGTAAAGTATTTATTTGACTTTATAAACTGCGTAGTTTATAATTGTACAATCCGGAGACTGAATTATAATGACATTACAACCGAAAGTTAACTACCTAAACAACAAGGATATGTTGTCGGAAATACACAAATCAAAAAGTTCTTACTGTAGTTTTACCGACCCAAAGTACCATCAATACGATATTATTTTACCCAATATTGAAAAAATTAACATTAGAACTATAGCAGAAGCCAAGCGTAATAGGGCTAAAAGGCAAGGCGACGAAGAATATGCTAAACGCAAAGCCGCTGGTGAAAAGATCAAACTAGCAGATTGCGAAGTTGATTATAAAAAGATTGCCAAAACAGATTTAATTTTTAGGATCATGACGTTTGATCATATTCCTACAAACGTTGGCAGAAAAAAGAATCCTAAAAGTACAGCAGACAAACACGATAAAGTCAATTTTCCACCATTCCAACACTGGAAATTTGACGATAATGACCAGTTAGTATGTGTTGGCAAGAGCCACTGGAAAGGCGATTTAATCAAAGGACACTTTGATAAGGATGCCGGACAAATAACAAACAATCTTGCACGGATGATGATCAAATTGTGTGAACGATATGCTACTAGGGGCAACGTTCGTGGCTATACTTATAACGATGAAATGAAGGGACAAGCTATTTTACAGTTAACACAAATAGGTCTACAGTTTGATGAGAGTAAGTCCGATAATCCGTTTGCTTATTTTACTGCCGCTGTCACAAATTCATTTGTCAGGGTTATTAATATTGAAAAACGGAATCAGAATATTAGAGATGATATTTTAGAAATGAACGGTATGAATCCAAGTTATTCTAGAACAGGACAAGGCGAACACGAAGCCGCAATGAAACGCCATAGCGAAGGATCAAGCGATGAGTAATCTTTTTAAAAAAGCCGCGTGTTTTACAGATATACACTTCGGTTTAAAATCTAACAGCGGAGTACATAATCAAGATTGTGAAGATTTTGTTGATTGGTACATCGCGAAAGCAAAGGAGGAAGGATGTGATACAGGAATATTTCTTGGAGATTGGCATCATAATCGTAACAGTCTTAATATCACTACTATGGATTATAGCCTCAGAGCGTTGGAAAAGCTGGGTAGTGCCTTTGATCAGTTTTTCTTTTTTCCTGGTAACCATGATCTTTATTATAAAGATAAACGCGACATACATTCTGTTGAATTTGGAAAGTACATTCCCGGTATTACCGTTGTACACCACCCGATGACTGAAGGTGACGTTACCCTTTGCCCGTGGCTAGTCGGGGAAGAGTGGAAGCAGATCGGTAAAAAGAAAGCCAAATACATTTTTGGTCACTTTGAACTGCCGCACTTTTACATGAACGCTATGGTTGCTATGCCAGACCACGGTGAGATTCAGTTAGACGCATTCCAAGGTTACGATCTAGGGTTTAGTGGACACTTTCACAAACGCCAAAGTAAAGGTAATATGCACTATATCGGCAATGCTTTTCCGCACAATTATGCTGACGCATGGGACGATGAACGAGGTATGATGATATTAGAGTGGGGTGGGCAACCAGAATACTATAGTTGGCCCGGGCAACCGACATTCCGTACTGTAACTCTAAGCAGACTAATCGATGAAGCAGACAGTTTAATACTACCAAAGCAACATTTACGTGTAACATTAGATATCGATATCAGCTATGAAGAAGCAAGTTTTATCAAAGAAAAGTTTATGGGCGATTACGATATACGTGAATTGACTTTGATTGCAGAAAAGAAAGCTGTTGAAATTGATACTAATATAGATATCCAATCTTTTGAATCAGTCGACCAGATTGTGTCCAGTCAACTTGTAAACATTGAAAGCGACACGTATAATAAAAACACGCTACTAGCGATCTACAATAACCTATGATTAGAATAAAAGAATTAACAGTAAAAAACTTTATGAGTGTGGGTAATCAAACCCAAGCAGTTGATTTTGATAAAGAAAACTTAACTCTTGTCTTAGGCGAAAACTTAGACATGGGCGGAGATGACAGCGGATCACGCAACGGTACTGGTAAAACTACCATAGTCAATGCCCTAAGTTATGCGTTATTTGGGAACGCCCTTACTAATATTAAGAAAGACAATTTAATTAACAAGATTAACAATAAGAACATGTTAGTTACGTTGGCGTTTGAAAAGGACGGGCAATCGTATCGTATCGAGCGTGGGCGTAAACCCAATATTCTACAGTTTTATGTTAACGATATAGAGCAAGAAACTGAAGAAACGGATGATGCCCAAGGAGATATGCGGGAAACGCAGAAAGATCTAGACGATCTGCTGGGTATGAGTCACGATATGTTCAAACATATAGTAGCTTTAAACACGTACACCGAACCGTTCTTATCAATGAAGGCCAATGAACAACGTGCTATTATTGAACAGTTATTAGGTATAACGATTCTTTCAGAGAAAGCAGAAACACTAAAAGAACTTATTCGATCTACTAAAGACGAAATTACACAAGAGTCAGCTAGAATTGAAGCAACTAAAAAATCCAATGAAGGCATTCAAAAAAGCATCGACAGTCTGATTACTAAACAAACAGCGTGGAACACTCAGCGAGACAACGATGTTGAAAAAATTGGTCGTGCTATAATTGAATTAGAAAATGTAGATATTGAAGCTGAGCTTGCGAAGCACAGCGACCTAAAACTTTTCGAAGAAAAGTCAGCGAAGCTGAAAAGCCTAAACAAGGAACGTGCTACGTTAGAAAGCGCGACAGCGCAAGCAGAGCGAAGCGTAAAAAAATACGCAACGGAGTTGCAGTCGCTGGCAAACAAAAAATGCCATGCTTGTGAACAAGACTTACATGATCACAAGCATGAAGAAATGACTGCTACTGCTACTCAAAACTTATCAGAGGCTCAAAAGTATCAGGACAAGGTCCAAGGCGACTTGAATAAAATACTGACAGAAATAACCAGCATTGGAGAGTTAAGTAATAAACCGACTACTTACTATGATACCCTAGAGCAGGCACTCAAACATCAGAACAATCTCAAAACATTAGAAACACAACTGACCGTTAGAGCAGGAGAGCAGGATCCCTATCAAGAACAGATCGAAGAACTGATGAATACTGCCATGCAAGAGATTACCTGGGATCAAGTCAACGAGTTAACCAGTCTTAAAGACCACCAAGAGTTTTTACTTAAACTGCTGACCAGCAAGGATTCGTTTATACGTAAAAAGATTATCGATCAAAATCTAGCATACTTGAACAATCGCTTGACCTACTATCTAGACAAGATGGGTCTACCACATACTGTAGTATTCCAAAACGATCTTAATGTAGAGATCACACAGCTAGGACAGGATCTAGACTTTGATAATCTTAGTAGAGGCGAGCGTAATAGACTAATACTTGGTTTATCTTGGGCTTTCCGTGATGTGTGGGAAAGTTTGTATCAGAATATTAACTTATTGTTTGTTGACGAACTTGTAGACAACGGACTTGACGCATCAGGTGTTGAAAATGCTCTAGCAGTATTGAAAAAGATGTCACGAGAACGTAGCAAGAATATATTCTTGATCAGTCACAAGGACGAACTAGTAGGTCGTGTTAACAACGTGCTCAAGGTAATCAAAGAAAACGGGTTTACCAGCTACGCAACTGATCTGGAGATCAGTGAGTGATGCGGCCGCAGGACGAAGAACTACATGCAGAGTTACTGCGTGTGTTCCGAGAATACTTCGAAGCTAACCAACAGTGGCTCAACGAAGGTACTAAAGTGTCTGCAATTCGTCTACGTAAAAAATTATCGGAAATCCGTCGCGTTTGTTCTAAGCGCAGAGTTGCGATCCGCGAGTGGGCCGTTGATAAAGAACAGCAGTTAGAAGCAAGAAAAGAGCGTAGAAAAAATAATGTCTGAAAAATTAACCATAGATTGCTTATACATCAACGGGGATTCGTGGGTCTACGGCAGTGAACTAGTAGATCCTAGCAGACCCGATCTGCAGGATCATTTTCATCCTATCCACGAAAATTATAGAAAAAAATATAAATGGCCCACGCTGATAGCTGAACAGATTGGTGCAGAATTGATCAACAATTCGGAGCCTGGATCGGGAAATGATCGTATTTTAAGAACCAGCATATACGATCTAGCACAGTTAAAAATGCAGGGTCGTAGAGTTATGGCGATAGTTGCATGGTCCCAACTTCATCGGTTTGAAGTGTCTAACCAAGGCGGCCCCTCATTTAGAGGATTTGTTAATCCTAATGATCCAGAACTGCCCAGAGGTGTTAGAGAATTTTGGGGAACATGGAGTTCTGATTACTGCGATCTAGTCAAGTGGATCACACAGATGATCAGTTTCCACAGTTTCTGTCGAGCTAACGATATTCCTGTGCTAGGTCTTAGCGTGTTTAAAAAACCTTATAATTTACTAGAAAGACATATCAGCAGTAAAGAATTTAAACCGTATCTCACACAGCTCAATGAAATCTGCGATCTACCTGCACAGCACTATCAATTTAGTTTAGAATCAATACTCAAACAATACACAGGCATAGACTACGGACCTGGAGGGCATCCATTGAAAAAAGGCCATATGATTTTAGCAAGAAATATAGAAAACAAACTTAAACAACGATTCACGATTAACCAACCCGAGGCACCCAATCAGCTACATAGTTGATGACATGGTATTACAATAATGAACAAGTCGAAACACTCCCTGAAGATTGCGTAGGCTTTGTTTATATCATCACCAACCTCATCAGCGGCAGGCGATACATAGGCAAAAAACTAGCCAAATTTAGTAAAACCACATATAAAACTGTAAAACTCAAGAACGGCAACAAAAAGAAAAAGAAAATTCGCAGTAAAATTGACAGTGACTGGCGTGACTATTATGGATCAAGCCCGGAACTAAGCAAAGATATTGCGGAATTAGGCACAGAAAACTTTCGTAGAGACATACTTTTTTACTGTTCTAGCAAAGCAGAATGCAGTTATATAGAGGCCCGCGAACAATTTACCCATCGAGTACTAGAATCAAAAGACTGGTATAACGGCCATATTCAAGTAAGAGTACACGGCTCGCATATACTCAAGGCTCAAGAAAAACAGGCAAAATAAAGCGGTTTTTGGGCTCAGTGCCGGCCAATATCGGGCACCCTTATACCTGGATCTCGGATCGCAGGGACGGAAATCTCTCGCCGCAAAGAGTACTCAGCAACTACCCGTAATGGATGAAGATCGCTTAAAACCTGCGATTTTGCTGTTTGAAAAGAATATGTATAGGTAAAAAGAGCAGGGAAAACCTGCACGTACACAAGTATGTTAGCGTATATTTGTGTGCCGCCGTCATTATGAAGACGGGGCTCGAGGTACCGGATGACCGCCTCTGTAATGCCCTAACGCTATGTGGCATTGTTCAACTCGGATAATGTTTTTTTCGCCCGGAAACGGGCGAAGTGTGGCTGAACAATCTGGATAATGCTAAAACGCTTCGCGTTCATGATGTTTGTTGATTATTATCTAAGATCTAAAAAAGCTCGAGCGATAGCGAAGAGCAGATTGACGTAGTCAATCTGATAATAGTATAAATATTGAACTGCGAGGAATATATGCGAGTTACTGAAATCATTTCTGAAGATCTTAATGAAAATGCTAAACGAAAGGCATGGCAAAAGTTTAGCGGTCTATTCATGGGCATGAGTCGTAAAGATTTAGTAGAAAAATTGGCCAAACAGTGGGCTGATGATATTGAGAATGCAGTATCTAGAGGTGTTCCAGCACGTTTATCATCACCTTCTAAAATCATTCCGGAAAAATTCCGCGGAGATAGCACTATCCTTTCCGATGCACGTAATTTGGCTAATAGGATGGTAGCACAAAAAGTTGGTGGATCTATGCTAAAGGGATGGAATCAGTTATCCCCATGGATCACAAGTTTAGGTTTAGGATATTCTTTTTATAATCTGGTTACAGGTATCTATGAAGATGCTGGCAAATATCAAGGTGCTGATTTCCAAGCGGCTGCTCAGGTTAGAATTGATCGATTTGTCGCAGAAGCTGTTACTATAATAACAGTTCCTATTGCAACAAAGATTTTAAAATTACCTACAGGATTCCAAAGTTGGTTTGGCTGGATACCCGGTGTTACTGCTGTGACTAACGCTCTTGCCGCATTAAGCCCAACAGCAAACATAGCACTACAGGGCTGGCTAGCCACAGACGAAGGCCGTAAAGCAGTGGCAGAATTTCTTGTTTACAACTCTTTTGCTAATTCATTCTTACAACCAGTACGTGCTTGGATTGGCGGTTGGGTTAAACAAAAAACTCAACCACTGATCGATAAGATACAAGACTTTAAAGATCCAGCGGGTGCCGCAGGCCGCCAGCCTGAACGCGATCAACGAGCTGCCGCGCAAGCACAGCGTGATGCAGATGCAGAAATAAAATGGGATCCAAAAACAGATCCCCTCAACAAACCAACACCAGTTAATCCTAGATAAGAGGCATTTTAGTTTCTTTGGTCATGTCGATGTTTTCTTTGATCACAGAATAGAAACTGTCTCGATCATCGGCTGAATAGACATGCAGTAACTCTTGTACTGTTACACCGCCTCTCATGTACCAACTTATTCTTGATAATTCGTTTTTAAATTCTTGTATTTCTTTATCTAGCCTAATTAGATATGTTTCAATGTCCGAGGCAGACATCCTAATTAGGCTTTGGCGAAAAAATTTGCTTGGTCAAGCTCGATAAGCAGATTATCCTCAGTACTGCAATTAGCACAGGTAACATGTTGTCTAGGAATAGTCCATTTATTTCTGTTATCTTCTAGATGTTTCTGTAGTTGATCAATAATTTCGACATCAGCATTTTCTAAAAATTCTTTGATATAAGTTTTTTCGATAACAGTTGCTCCGCCTGCTTCTATGCTATCTATTTGTGCAGTAAAAGCGTTAATACGCAGTTTGCCCAGTGCTACAAATACTTCTTCCATTAATTTTTTCTTTTCAGCATCGATGTCAATTAGGCTAATTTGATTAGCCTGTTGTTGTATTTGGAAATTTTCTAATCCGAACTCTGAGCTTTGTTTGTAAGTTAACGGTCTTGTTTTGATTAACATATCTTTTAACACAAGAGTATCTTCGTATGCACAGCTACCGAAGTGATCGATAAATGTATTAAGATTAATAGTATAATCGTTTTCTGTTCCACAGTTTTTACAAACATTTTTAACAGACAGTTCATTACCAAAAGTAGCAATACGGATAGCAGTTAACAATAGATCTGTATCTATAATTGACACATCCCACGGATCTGTTAGTGTTGGACAGCAACTTTGGAAAATCCTTACGGTACTTTCTCCGGATAATAGCGCATCTGGAGTTTTAAGTATGATCTCATCCATACCGGTCATGCCGTAGATTGGCATGCGATTTATATCCCCAGATACTGTATTAGGCTTATTAAAAATACCTTTGCTAGGCAGGCCAACATAGATCTTTGGTTGTCTAAAAAACTGCTGTAATGGATTTGTGGTCATATTTTACTCCGGATAAATATTTGTGAACTCGTGTATTTATATACGCATATTTCTTGGATTTTTTAAATGGCTGACCCTTCTGCTTCCGATATTAGTTCGTTAAAAACATCAATTGACGCTCTTACTGTTTCTGTTAAAAATATGGGAGGATTTCAACTGCCTTCTGTGGGTACAGTTATCAGCGGAACTGTAGGATCACTGACTAAACTAACTTCAGGTACTTTTGGACTAAGTGATGCTCTAGAGCTTACTACTAAGGCGTTTAACGTCTTCCCTGTTGTTGGCGGAGTAATGGGCGATGTACTAGGAAAAGTAGGTCGCACAGGTATTGAATTTAATAATGTTTTAAAAGACGTTTCTAAGAGCGGTATGAACTTTGGCCTAGATATGGGCCTAATGGTTAATTCGATCACTGGTGCTAGAATGAGCTTGCCTGAGTTTCAGGCAATGGTCAAAGAAAACAGCGTAGCATTAAAAGGTCTTGCTGGCGATGCCGCAGGTAGCGGATTGAGATTTTTAGCATTTGCTAAAGATGTACAAGAATCAAACCTAGGAAGAGAATTAAAAGCCACAGGAGTAGGTGCTGACGAACTTAACAAAGCGTTAGGAATATCAACTTCTATACGCAGAGGCTCAGATCTTACTACAAAAGAATCTAACATAGCAGTAGTTGAGAGTGCTCTTTCTCTAGCTAGAGAAATGGATAACGTTGCTCGACTAACAGGAATAAGTCGACAAGAGCAAGAAAAAGCTGTGCAAGCACAACTGCGTAAGAATGAAGTAGAAATTGCTCTCATGGCTATGGATGAAGACCAAAGAGAAGCATACCTAAAAGGAACTGCCTCTCTCAGCGCATTTGGTAAAGATGCCCAAGACGTGTTTACTGCTTTTAAAACTGGAGGATTAAGGACCGCTGAAGATTCTATGAAGGCTGCGGCTCTAGGTCCAGAGTTTACGAGATTAATTAGAGAACTTTCTGAAATCGAAGGCAACGATGATGAAGCTAATCGCCGCCGAAAAGCAGTTATGGAGGCAATGGATGCTGAAACCCTACGTCTAGCAAACAATAAAGAAGAATTAAGAATTCGTGCCGCTCAGGTAACTGCAGGGGGAGAATGGGGACAAGCACAAGGACGAGTAATTGTTGGCATGAAAGACTATGCTACAGCACTTCAACAGATACAGAGAGATGGTCTTCGAGCAGGCGAAACTATAGAACAGGCTAAAGCTAGAATTATAAAAGAAATAGAAGATCAACGCAGAGCCGCTCGTACAGGCGAAGTTTCACCTGAACAAATGGCGGCCACTGTTATTAATAGGACAGAAGATCTGTTTAAAGATATCAGTGCAGGGGTAGGTACAGCATTTGATGCGGCAAATAAAAAAGCATTCGGATTGCGTGATGCTTTTCAAGCAGTAAGCGACAAATTAACACCTATTACCCAAGCCAGTAGTGCCCAACTTGGTCGTGCTGTATATGACAAAATAACCGCAGTCGGTGAAGGCAACAGAGAAGCGATTGAAACTAGTACAAATCCTGAGATTAGCGGATCAAACGAAGCAGAAGCACAGAGAAGAAGTAAACTCGGAAACGTAGGCCGAGAAGCATTTGGATCAAAGGATGTTTTTGGAGATTGGTTTAGCGGCCCTTTAAACAGATTATCATTTCTAGCTGAAAGAGAAGAAGAAGCTAGCGTTCCTTGGAGTAAACGATCACAGTTTATAACAGATATTGCCAGAGATGATCCTAGCGTACTTGCACCATTAATGAAAGAAATGCAATCATCGTTAGCCAGTGCATCTACATCCAGCGCCGACAGTATCAAAGGTTTAATGACTGAAATCATGAATACCGTTCCTACTTTAGTATCCGGTGGCGGATCTACCGCGTCTAATATTGCTAACTCAGTTGCAGGAAGCACAGCAATAGACAGCGGAACGGAAATTCAGATCGAGATGGTGAAAGGCATTAATAACTTAAATAAACTAACCGCCCAACTAATCGAAACAGTAGAATCGACCGGGTCAAGTACCGCAAAAGCAATTAAAAGTAAAGGCAATTTAATAGCCTAAGGATTAATATGAGCTGGAAAAAATATTTCACACCAGTACCGACTGTATCAAATTTAAGTCCAATTTCTGGAAATTCTTCATCGCGACCAGGACCGGCTGCTACAAATTATTCCAGCTACTTGCCAGACGTTTATACCGGTAGTCCAAACCGTGTTGAACGTTATCAACAGTACGAAGTGATGGATTCAGATCCCGAAGTTAACGCGGCTCTAGATATTCTAGCAGAGTTTTCTACACAAAAGTTAAAGGACGGTAAAACTCCTTTTACAGTTCAATGGCGACATAAAGCAACTAATTCAGAAATAAGAATTTTAGGTGAATATCTACAGCAATGGTGCAGAATACAACAGTTTGATGTTCGTATTTTCCGTATGATGCGTAACACATTCAAGTACGGTGATGCTTTTTTTATTCGAGATCCAGAAACACAAAAGTGGAGCTATATCGATCCTAGTAAAATTGTAAAAATTATTGTTAACGAAAGTGAAGGCAAAAAACCCGAGCAATATGTAGTTAAAGATCTTGCACCTAATTTTGAGAGCCTTGTTGTAACACAGATTACACCTAACATTAATCCTAGACAAGGAACAGGCGGTATGGCTGGCAGCGGAGGATATGGAGCGATTGGCGGAACTATGCCTAAGAGCAACGCATATCCTACTAGTAATACTGGACGGTTTGGTACTAGCGAAACTGAATATGCAATCAACGCAGAACATGTAGTTCATCTTAGTCTTTCAGAAGGATTAGATAACAATTTTCCGTTTGGCAACAGTTTATTAGAAAATATTTTTAAAGTCTACAAGCAGAAAGAACTGCTTGAAGACGCTATCTTAATCTATCGTATTCAACGTGCTCCAGAGCGCAGGGTGTTTCACATTGATGTAGGTAACATGCCAAGCCACATGGCTATGGCCTTTGTTGAAAGGGTTAAAAATGAAATCCATCAGCGTCGTATCCCTAGCCAAACAGGCGGCGGTCAAAACGTTATTGATAGCGCATATAATCCGTTGTCAATTAACGAAGATTATTTTTTCCCACAAACCGCAGAGGGACGTGGATCCAAAGTTGAGACCCTGCCTGGAGGGACGAATCTCGGTGAAATCGACGATTTAAAATACTTCACAAACAAGCTATTCCGCGGCCTACGAATTCCATCAAGCTATCTGCCAACAGGTGCAGACGATAGCCAAGCATCATATAATGACGGTCGTGTTGGCACAGCATATATTCAAGAACTGCGTTTTAACAAGTATTGCGAACGTCTACAAGCATTAGTAACTAGTGTATTTGACGAAGAATTTAAACTGTTTATGTATCAAAGAGGTGTTAATATTGACGCTAGTCTCTTTGAATTAAAGTTTAATCCGCCGTTAAATTTTGCAAGTAGTCGTCAGGCTGCTATGGATACTGAACGCATTAATACGTTCAATACTGTACAGGCATTGCCTTTTATGTCAAAACGATTCGCTATGAAGCGTTATCTAAATTTAACCGACGACGAGATAGCAGAAAACGAACGTATGTGGGCAGAAGAAAACGGCAAAGGACAACCAACTTATACTGACTCTGCTGGCGAATTACGCTCAGCTGGTCTTAGTGCCGCAGGTATTGAAGGTGATCTAGGTATGGCAGGTGACCTTGGAGGTGATGAAGGTATTGAACCTTTAGATGCTGGCTCTGAACCAGTAGCACCTGCGACACCTGCCGGAACGGTACCTCCCGCATAAATATTAATATGATACTTCGCGAATTATTTTATATTGATCCTGATACTCGCCGCACAGCTAACGACTTTCGTTACTCAGCGGATCGCGATATCACCACTATGCATCGTGACGATACACGAAAAACACGTCTAACATTAAGACAACTCAACGAATTACGTAAGAGCAGTGAAGCACACATTTTAGAACAAGAGAGAGAATTAGCGTTTATTAGCGACATGTATAAACCTCAAATGGCTCCTACTGCATAAATACGCCATCAAATTATATTAAAAGACTGTGAAAACAGTCTATTTTTACGCCATTATAACTCGGTTTTTTATAATATATGTAAATATAATACAGCCTTGTCATCATATCACAGGAGATTAAAACATGACTGATCGTAAACAATTTGAAGCCATGCTAGAGGCTTTGATCAACGAAGATCAAGAAACAGCAAAGGACATTTTCCATAATATCGTAGTTGCAAAAAGCCGCGAAATTTATGAAGAGCTATTAAGCGAAGACTTTGATTTAGAAGAAGCTAAAGACGAAGACGAAGAAGAAGCAAAACGTAAAAAAGACCAAGAAGAAGTAGATGAGTCTTTTGACGAAGCAGCCGACGACGAAGCCGATATGGGCGACGAAGAAGGTGAGGAAGGGGATGAAGGCGATGTAGGTGGCGATGCTACTGACGATTTAGTCGGTGACGTTTCCGATGATGCTGGATCCGAAGAAGGCGACATGAGCGATGAAGAACAATCAGATCGTATTCTTGACCTAGAAGATGCTTTAGAAGAATTAAAAGCAGAATTTGAACAACTAATGGCAGGCGAAGGCGAACCAGAAGGCGACATGGGTGCTGATATAGGTGCTGACATGGGCGGCGATAACATGGACGACATGCTTGCTAAAGAAATGGGTGCTATGCCAGTAATGGAATACAAGCACAAAGTAACAGCAAAAATGGGTGACAACGGTGCAAACGCCAAGTCAGTCGTAGCTGGTAAGAACGATATGGGCGGTACAACTGCTAATATCGCAAAGGGCGGTACAGAGCCTGACAGTTCTAGTACAAAAGGTGGTTTACTAAATCCTTCTACTAAAGAAGATAACGCAGGTAACGTAAATGTTCCAGGCGGAAATAAAGTAAAACTAAGCCCAGTTAGCGGTGGTCACGGTGCTGAGAAAAAAGGCAAAGGTGAATCTGCTGATAACAAGAAGTCGATCATTGGTGGCAAGTAATTAGATGTTATACCTCCGAGAAAACCTGAGCTTTGATCAAGCTAAAATCGTCGTTGAATCTGACGACAAAGAGGGTAAAAACTTATACATGTCCGGAATTTGTATTCAGGGCGGTATAAGAAACGCTAACCAGCGTGTTTATCCTGTGGGCGAAATTGGCAGGGCTGTCAAAACCCTTAACGATCAGATTCAGAACGGTTACTCAGTTCTTGGAGAAGTAGATCACCCTGATGATTTAAAAATTAATTTGGATCGTGTATCGCATATGATAGTTAATATGTGGATGGACGGTCCAAATGGTTACGGTAAGTTGAAGATATTACCTACACCAATGGGACAACTAATTCGCACCATGCTTGAAAGTGGTGTGAAATTAGGCGTAAGTAGTCGCGGATCCGGAAACGTCAAACCAGACGGTTCCGGTGAAGTATCGGATTTTGAGATTATCACTGTAGATATGGTAGCTCAACCTAGTGCCCCCGGAGCATACCCCACACCAATTTATGAACACCTGATGAACAGTCGCGGTGGTTATAGTGCTTTCCGTATAGCGGAAGAGGTGCGTGGCGATCCTAAAGCACAACAATATCTCAAAGAGAGCCTATTAGGAATAATAGGCAAACTCCAATAACAAGGAGAATCACATGTTGGATGCACTAAAAACTTTATTTGAAAACAATGTGATTTCTGAGGAGATCAAGCAGTCAATTGAGCAGGCTTGGGAAGCGAGAATCACTGAGAATCGCGAACAAGTTTCTGCACAACTACGCGAAGAGTTTGCACAAAAATACGAACACGACAAAGAAACTATGATTGAAGCTGTTGATCGCATGATCACAGATCGTCTATCAGAAGAACTTGTTGAGTTTGCCGACGATCGTAAGCAATTAGCTGAGATGAAGGCAAAGTATGCTGTCAAGATGAAAGCAGATAGTAACCTAATGAAGGAATTCGTTACACGTCAACTGTCAGCAGAAGTCAAAGAATTACACGAAGATCAAGTCGTAATGGCTGATAAATTCGGTAAACTAGAACAATTCGTTGTAGAGGCTCTAGCTCAAGAAATTACAGAGTTTTACAAAGATAAGCAAGACTTGGCTGAAACCAAGGTTCGTTTAGTTCGCGAAGGTCGCGAACAACTCGCTAAAGTTAAGCAACAGTTTGTAGAGCGTGCCGCTAAGATGGTTGAATCAGTAGTAACAGAGAACCTACGTTCTGAAATTACTTCACTGAAGGAAGACATCGAAGCCGCTCGTCGCGCAGATTTTGGACGTAAGTTATTCGAAGCTTTTGCTTCTGAATATCAGTCTAGCTACTTAAACGAGAAATCAGAAACTGCTAAATTACTCAAGGTCATAGACACGAAAGATCTAGCTGTCCAAGAAGCTGCCAAAGCTATCGAGGAAGCTCAACAGATAGTAGAAAGTAAAGAAGCAGAAATTGCGGCTTTGAAAGAAGCTCAAGAACGCAAAGAAATCATGAGTGAGTTGCTTGCTCCGTTAAATTCAGAGCAACGCGAAATCATGGGTGAGTTAATGGAGAGCGTGAAAACCTCTAAACTCAACGAGAGTTTTGAGAAGTATCTACCAGCAGTTATTGCCGGTAAAGCTCCGCAGAAGAAACAGGCACTTGTAGAGGCTAAAGAAATTACAGGTAATAAAGAGATTACCAACGCAAATCGTAGCGGCGAGAACGATTCAAACATTGTTGATATTCGTCGTCTCGCTGGACTAAAAATTTAAGGAGAAATTAAATGTCTGAACTACTAAACGGCCGTTGGGCGGAAACCAAAGAGGCTCTATTAGAAGGCCTACAAGGTACCAAGCGTAGCGTAATGGGAGTTACTTTAGAGAATACTCGCAAGTATCTTTCAGAATCAGCTACAGCAGGTTCTACTTCTGCCGGCAACGTTGCAACCCTAAACCGCGTGATCCTCCCAGTGATCCGTCGTGTTATGCCAACCGTTATTGCTAACGAGTTGGTTGGCGTACAGCCAATGACTGGACCAGTGGGTCAAATCCATACTTTACGTGTTCGTTACGCTGAAACTGATTCTTCAGGTTCTGTAACAGTAACAGCAGGTGAAGAGGCACTAAGCCCATTCAAGATTGCTGAATCTTATTCAGGTGCTACAACAGGTCGTGCTGCCTCAACAGCTAGCCTAGAAGGTGCCGCTGGTAAGAAGATGAGCATTCAAATCCTCAAGCAAACAGTTGAAGCTAAGACACGTAAGTTATCAGCTCGCTGGACATTTGAGGCTGCTCAAGATGCACAAGCTCAACAAGGCATTGACATCGAAGCAGAAATCATGGCTGCTCTAGCACAAGAAATTACAGCTGAAATTGATCAAGAGATTCTAAATTCTCTATACAGTTTAGCTGGCTCAGCAGTTGAAGCTTTCGACCAGAACGCAGTTTCAGGTACAGCTACATTCGTTGGTGACGAGCATGCCGCATTGGCTGTTCAGATCAATCGTGTTAGCAACTTGATCGCTCAGCGTACACGTCGTGGTGCTGGTAACTGGGCAGTTGTTAGCCCATACGCATTGACTGTTCTACAGTCTGCTACTACTTCAGCATTTGCACGTACAACTGAAGGCACATTTGAAGCACCTACAAACACTAAGTTTGTTGGTACATTAAACAACGCTATGAAGGTTTATGTAAACACATACGCTGGCGACAGCACAGACGTATTAGTTGGTTACAAAGGTTCAAGCGAGAGTGATGCGGCTGCATTCTACTGCCCATACATTCCTCTAATGAGCTCTGGTGTTGTGTTAGATCCATCAACATTCGAACCAGTCGTATCATTCATGACACGTTATGGTTATGTTGAGCTAACAAACACAGCTTCATCTCTAGGTAACGCCGCTGACTACTTAGGTCGCGTAAGCCTAAGCAACGTTTCTTTCAAGTAATCCGTTACTTAAAGAACTATGCAAGATTAGCCCACTTCGGTGGGCTTTCTCTTGATCAGCTAAATAATAATGTCTAATATGAGCTTGCCTTGTAGCAAGACTTATGCAGAATCCCTCTGCGTAGACCTAGAACGTCATATTTAAGGAGAAAACAAATGGGACGTCCATTAAACAAAAAATATTTTGCCAATACAAACTATCAAGATTTTGGCACAGCAAATGTTGGTGGCGAAAGCGTTGCCAGCGTAACCGCACCAGCAGGTACACTAGCTGATTTAGAAACAGGAACATTTACAATTCCTGCGGCAAGTATTACTGCCCCAGACATAACCGGCGGCGCAAAGCCAGTTTTACAAGTAGTTGTAACCGGTGCAACAACATATACAGTAAGTGTTGTATCAGCAGGTTCAGGATATACAAGTGCTCCAACAATTACATTTAACGGCAGTATTACAGGCGGATCTGCTTCAGGTAGTTCTACACCAGTAGCAACACTAACATCTAGTACATCTGCTCGTCAGAACGGTATTAAGTGTGAAACACAATACGGTTCAGGCGACAGCGAAATTACTACCGGCGACATTATTAAACAAGAAAGTTCTAAGCGTTATAAAGTTCAAACATCTCAAGGTACTGGTTTCTTTACACTAGTAACAACTGAATCTAAATCAGCCGGCGAAATGTCAATTATGGCAACTGACAGCGCAGGCGGCACATACCTTGTTAAGAAATTAACTGCTCGTAAAGCAGTTCTAGTTCCAACAGCAAATGCACACGGCGGATCAAGTTCAGCAGGAACACAGTTTGCCAGCGGCACAACTGCTAAATGGACATTTGGTTCAGCTGTTTTAGATACAACTGTAACTATTGCTAACCAGTAATTAACAAACGGGGGCTACGGCCCCCACTAAGGATTTAGAATGTCTAGAATATTAAGAGTTAGTCAAAGCGACTACAGGATTAAAGTAAAAGATGAAGGTACTATTACATTAGATACCGGAGTCGATGTGGGTCTTGTTGTTATAACAGGAGACCTAGAAGTTCGCGGAGAAACTACAACTGTTAATACTACTAATCTAGACATTGAAGATAATATTATATTTCTAAACAAAGGTGAAAGTCCTAGTCATGCAGGAGTAACTGAAGATGTATCAGGTTTAGAAATTGATCGAGGTTCTCTAGATAATGCTCAGTTTGTCTGGGACGAAAATAGAGGAACAGATGGAATGTTTGCTGTTCAAACTATAACAACAAGTGGAACAGCAACTTTATCACCAGTGGCAGCAAGTGAATATACTGCCGAAGTCGGTGAAAATATAAAATTTAATCTTGAAGATCCTGCAACTCCGGGTTCGTGGAGCGGTGCGTTTCTTGAACTAACTAATACAGATGCTACTAGCTATTCAAATGCCTTAGAAGCTGATACTTTATTGCCAACTCCGCTAGGCGATAATTGGATACCAAATAGAAAATTTGTCACAGATTATGTATTAGCCTACGATGGTATAGCAATAGTAGATAGGATATTTTATCCGGTAGATCAACCAACCGATCCGGATACTCAAATTCAAGCATTTGAAACATCTCTAAGATTTAGTATTAAATCAGGCGGAACACTAAATCAAAGAGCTCAGATAACCAGCGCCGGATTAGACGTTGATGATATTAGAATATCTAACGATACTGTACAAACAACTGGTACAGAAAATTTAATTTTAACTGCACTAAACAAAAATGTTGACGTTGACGCTGTGCTTAACTTAACAGATCAGCCAGATCCTGCAGGTCCTACCGGCGGCAGAACGTTAATTTATTCAAAATCAGCAGTAACTACTACACCGGGAGATAGTGGTATATACTTTACTAATAATGTAAGCACCGATGAGCTAGTGGCTAAGAATAGAGCATTACTGTTTAGTATGTTATTTTAAGGAACAAACATGGCAATATACAATACAGCAATTTTAACTTCAGACACTACACTAGTATCGGGATCAGGAAATCGTGCGATAACAACGGTTATTGTATGTAATACTGGAACAGTAGATAGAGAATTAACAATGTATGCAGTTCCAAGCGGAGGATCAGTAGGGACAACATCTATGATCGTTAATGCACTATCTGTTCCAGCCGGAGATACAGTTAGTTTTGATCAAGAAAAAATGGTGTTAGGTACTGGAGACAATTTAGTAGCAAGTGCAGACGGTACAGGATTATCAGCTACAGTTAGTACATTGGCGGTATAATAATGAGATTTTTGAAAACACTAAGTCTAAATCGTAGAACAATATACGATGATCGCCTTGCTGTAGAAACAGACAATGCAGTTGTCATGCGTACTACGAATAATTTACTAATACCCAAAGGCAGCGACGCAGATAGACCATCTAGCCCCACCGTAGGCATGATAAGATATAATACAGACAGTAATGAAGTAGAAATCTATCAAGGGACCGGCGGCAATGCTACCTGGCGGAGTTTTAGATTTAAAGAAGCTACACAAATAACCAAAGAAACTTATATCGGCGATGGAGTTAAGGCTGTATTTGGTCCATTAAGTGTACAACCCCCTACCGTAGTTGAAGACGGTGCAACATGGACCGGGTTAAATCTTATCGTCATTGTAGGCAATGTCTTCCAAGTGTGGGATACTAACTATGAAATATTACTAGGCGAGGATATTACACCTACTGCCGGCGATCCAGGACCGTTTACTACCGGTCAATATTATATTAAATTTACCTCATCAAGCCCGACTGGATTAACACCTATCGTTATCATACGCGGCTTTGATCAATAAAGGAGCTTTCGATGAGTGAGCTTGGAAGAATCAGCGGGCCGCTACTAAAAGCAAATTTAGAAAGACACGGCGTTGACCTAGCATTTGAAACTGATTTAATCTATCTGTCAGTTGTTGCCGAAGACGAAGGTACAAAACAGGTAGGTATTGGTATCACGACCGATGCTCCCCAAAGAGAACTACATATCGGAAATGACATTGTTTCCGAGCATAGAAAACTTCAAACTACTAACTTAATCGTAGACAACGGCGCAGAACTAGCCGATTTATATCTCTCCGACAATAAAATACAAAATCTCTTAGACGAGATTATCATTTCTCCGAATCCGGGATCAACACCAACAGTTGAAACAACAAGAATCGGAACACTCAACTTAAGAATTAGTGACAAGCTGATCGAAAATATTACTAGTAACAGTGATATTAATCTTAATCCTAACGGCACTGGCGAGGTTATTTTCAATACCAGTGAAGTTGATATCGACGGGAATATGCATGCCACCGGCGATATTACTTATGATGGTAATATTATTTTTGGTAACAGTGACAGCGATAATGTTAGCTTTAATTCTGATGTTTCTAGCGACCTTATACCAAATATCGATGATACCTATAACTTAGGATCGGTTTCTAAACAATGGAAAACACTACATGTTACTGATCTTAAAGCAGATAATTTAGTAGTAGATAATCTAATAGTTAATGGCATTGACCTACTGTTAACCCAAGGTAAAATTTGGTATGTTAGTGTAAATGGCAATGACACTAATACCGGCGATCATTTACATGATACATTCTTAACAATTAAACATGCGCTTAGTCAAGCAACTGCCGGAGATGAGATATTAATATTTCCAGGTACATATCAAGAAGAGTGGCCTTTAGAAATTCCACAGGGCGTAACTGTAAAAGGTTCGGGTATTCGAGCAGTAACAGTAATACCTACTCTAGAAACAAATACTGAAAGCTGTTTTTTACTAAACGGAGAAACAACTGTAGAATTTTTAACAGTTAAAGATTTTTACAGTCCTGGATATGCCTTTGAATTAGCACCTGGTTATTCTAGTTCAACAAAAAGTCCTTACATTTATAACGTAACAGTTATAACACAAGAAACTCCAGGTTCGCCAATATCAATAATCCCCGGGCCAGCTCCTACAGGAGTTTCTTTAACTAGTAATAGTGTAACTTTAGATAAATCATTCTATAGCCAAGCTCTTGTAGATTCTTTAGTAGGTCAAACAGCAGTTATTGATAGATATCCACTTCAACCACTGTATTATACAGTAGTATCGATCGAAACAGAACCTTTATCTCCAACACAGTGGAGGATGACCGTAGATACGACATTTGCTCCAACCGGTCAGCTTAAACCTATCAGTTTTTATTCAAATGCAGATGCTATAGAAATAGTCACAAACGATATCTGGGATACAACAGGAAATTCGATTGGAGAAAAATGGGTAGCTTGGTACAAATATAATTTACCTATTAATTTTGAAACTACTGTACAACCCGGGTGGACTATTAACGTAGCAGGAACATTATACATTGTTGATTACATAATTGAAGATCCGGTTAATACTACGCAATGGAGAATTTATGTTACTACATCTCTAGTAGGCGGTACTGGTATTCCTATTTTTTCATCTCCAGTCGGTGATCCAATCATTGCCGGTGGAGGCGCCTTTATCGATGGAGGCGTAGCTAATTCTACAACTCAGCTACCACCAACTGCATTATTCTTTTCAACCACATTTATAGTACCTGGTGGTCAAGGCCTAGTTGCTACTAACGGTGCTAGAATTGAGTGGTTAAATTCATTTACTTACTTTGCTGAAACTGGTATTAGATTAGAAACTGGAACATTAGGTGTCGGTGGATCAGGAAATACTATAGTTACCCTTGGAGATATAACGGGAACGATAACACCAGGTGATACATTTACATATTACGATCAGTCTGGTAGTACTATTTTAGCGACAGGTATTGTAGAGGCAGTAGACGGTAACATTATAACTTTAGATGGTTATGTTGGAAACTTAGATTTAATTAGCGAAATTACCGCAGGTACATTTACTCCGGTAGGTACTGCTAGATTAACACAATTAAATTATAAGTTTGAAACAGCAAGTTTATATTTAGACGGTGCTAGCTATGTAACAGGATCTGACAATATTCAGTTTTCTCTCGACGACGGTGATTTTTGTCTAGAAGCGTGGTTATATCCAACAGCATTTCCTACAACAGAATGTACACTTTTCTCACAATGGGGATTGACATCAGTTGAACAGGCATACAAAGTAACATTAACATCAACGGGTGGCATTAAAGTTTATCTTAACGACGGATCTGCAACTGAACTAACTACTGGAATTGAGTATCTATTATCGGAATCCGGCGATATTATTACTGATGAATTAGGAAATCCTATAATCAGCGAAGACGAAACTCTAATAACAGGCGCCTGGCAACACGTTGCAGTTGTTCGCTACAATGATGTGTTGAATATATATGTTGGCGGCATAAGCAAAGCATCTGTAAGTCTAGTTTCAGGTGCAGTTATCAATGACGGAACCGGTCCTTTTAACTTTGGACACACTACAGGTGACACAGAATACTATACCGGTTATATTGACGAATTTAGATTAAGTAGAAATAATGCAATATTCACTGGAGAATTTACACCTCCAACAGCGGAATATGCAACAGTTGACAGTACAACAGCAATATTAATGCACTTTGATGGAACTGAATCTAGCACGGTGTTTACTAACGTTAGCACTCCAATACAAAAGATAGTGCTCACAAGTGCAGTAGCTGATAGAATCACAGGTCTAGACTATAAAGCCTTTGCCGCAGAAATGCGTAGTATAAACTCTGCAAACGTTTACGGAACATACGGTGCTGTCGCTGAAGGCCGAGATACGCTAGGGTACTTAATTGGGCATAACTTCGGATATATCGGATCTGGGACTGACAGTTCAAATGATAGAAGTTTAGTAGTACAGGCAAACGAAGTTGTAGAAATTGACAACGGCAAAATATATTACGACAGTGTAGATCATAAAGGCGATTATAGAGTCGGAGACATCTTCTATGTTAATCAAGAAACCGGCGATGTAGTATTCAATGCTGAAGCAATTGATTTTTTACCGTCGGGCAGTATAGTACTTGAAGGTGCCGGTGGCACCACTACTATAAATGCACAATACATACAGACTGGAAATTTAAGGATTTACGATAATAACATTGACAGTTTAATTGGTCCAGTGAATTGGTCTGCTTTTAGTGGAACAACTACTTTAGAAACGAATGTTAATATTACAGGCGACTTAGATATTACTGGTGATTTTACTATCGACGGTACACTATATCTAGGTAATAATTCTAGCGATACAATTACGTTTAATTCTGAAATTAGCCAAGACATAATTCCAAATACGACAGGATTAACACTAGGAGAATCATCGACTCGTTGGGATACTCTTTATGCAAGCCTATTAAATGTCGACGGTGTTATCGAAATTAATTCGAACAGCATTTCTATTCTAACAACAGACACTAATCTAGTGCTAACTGCATCTGGAACAGGTATTATTAGCGTAGATTCTGATGTAGAAATTGATAACAAATTAACCGTCGGAACAGGACTAACAGTAAACGGAGATTCGTCATTTAAAGATGTTGATGTATTAGGAACAATAACACAAACAGGCGATATTGATCAAACAGGCGACTTTAATACTATAGGAAATGTAATAGCTAACAATTATATTGTTTCTGGATTAAGCAGTTATTTTGAAGTTCCCAACATTAAAATTGAAAATAATGAAATTTCTGTCACAGCTACAAACGACGACCTAGAACTGTTAGCCAACGGCACGGGTGGTGTAGGACTTGATAATTATCTAAAACTTACCGGAACTACAATTTCTAATGTATTTTCACCAGCTACTACAAATCAACAAAAAAGCATTGTTATCAGTCCTAGCGGAAGCGGAAATCTAGTTATAGATTCTGTAACAGCACTACAAATACCTGCAGGAAATAACACTAACAGAGTACTGTCGTCAAACGGAGAAATACGATTTAACAATAGTTTTAGCGGTTACGAAGGGTTTGATAGAACTGGTAATGTATCTTTAAGCGGACTCTATAGCCAACTACGAGATACCTATATTACACCGGAACTAACTATCGGTGCTAATGATAACACTTTAAGGTTTGGAATTAATAGTGTAGTTCGTGCTACAATTGATTCAGCAAAACTATATACACCTACAGTAGATGTTGATAACATTAGAATTTCTGGAAGTACTATAAACAATACTAGTTTAACAGAAAACTTAATATTTTCTGTTTCTGGTACTGGAAAATTAAATGTTAATTCTACAGCTATAAAAGACAGCACTATTGAAAACTTGTTAAACACACCTTTGACTATACAATCTACCGGAGACGGATATGTTAGATTTATGGGGTCAGGTGCAGTAGTTATACCTTATGGAACTAATACTGAAAGAAGAGTATCTCCAGAAGTTGGTGAAATCAGAAATAACAATCAAAATCCAGCCGCATGGACTATGGAAGTTTATGACGGAGTTGACTGGATATCAGCTGTAGGCACGCAAGGTGCCGCATCTCTAGAAGACATAGAAGACACTATCAATCTTTACAGCATTATCCTCGGCTAAAATACCCAAACCGCTAAATACTATTACTGCAAAGAGCCGACCAAGCTCTTGCGATATCAAACTGTGGTAAACCCGCAACGTAAGGTGGTTAACCGTGAAACACGGGGTATGAGGAGAGCTGATGGCTATTGGTCGTATTTCTGGTCCGCTCTTAAAGGCAAATCTGCTTCGTGACGGAGTTGATCTGGCTTTTGAGACTGACCTGCTTTATCTAGATGTTGTTAATGGCAAAGTTGGCATCAAAACGATTCCAAACGCTCTATCCGATTACGACCTCGGTGTTAACGGCACCACAAGAACTACAGATTTAGAAGTCATCAACCAAGCCGACATAGCTGAATTTAGCATAGTTGGCAATACCATATCAAGTACAAACGGAACAATAGTTTTAGAGCCAGCAGGCGCAAATCCTGTTGTCTATCAAGCTAAGTTAGTCTTAGACGATTTACAGATTAGCGGAAACACTATCGAAGTTACTGCAACTGACGAAGATTTAGATTTTAATACAGTTGGTACAGGCAAAGTCAATATTAATAGTAATTTACAAGTTAATGGTGATGTTCACGTAACCGGTAATATTACAGCAGACGGCGACATTCAAATTGGTGATGCTGATACTGATAATATTACATTTAATGCCGATATTAATAGTAATATTATCCCAGATCAAACAAACACATACGATTTAGGTAGCGATCCTTCGGTAGAATACACACCGGGCGAATTTGGAAAAGCCTGGAAAACAGCATGGATCAACGATGTAAATGCACAAACTGTTACTACAAATAACGTAATAGTTAACGGCATAGATCTAGCACAGCCTCAAGGTAATATATATTATGTGGCTACTAATGGTAGCGACACTAATGCCGGCGAACACGAGCACGATCCAGTAGCAACATTAAAATATGCACTTAGCTTAACCAACGCTGGAGATACTGTTTACATCTATCCAGGAACTTATACAGAAATATTTCCGTTAACAGTACCTGCCGGCGTCTCTATTCGGGGGTCTGGTATACGTGCAGTAACAATACAACCTACCGCAGGTACCGTTACAAAAGATGCGTTTTGGCTTAACGGCGAAACAACCGTTGAAGATTTAACAGTTGCTAATTTTAGATTTAATTCTGTTGACAATACAGGTTACGCTTTTAAATTTGCACCAGGATTTACAGTAACTAGCAGAAGCCCTTACATTAGAAATTGTACAGTAATATCTAAAGGATCGACTACATCTGTAAGCGATCCATACGGTTTTGACAGCGACGATGCAGGTAAAGGCGCATACATTAACGGTGCAGACTCTGACCCAACAAGTAGAGAAGCATCGATGTTATTTCATTCAGTAACATTCTTTACTCCCAATCAAGAGTGTATTGTAGCAACCAATGGTGCTAGAATTGAGTGGTTAAACAGTTTTACTTACTTTGCTGAAAAAGGAATTTATGGATATTCAAGTCCAGAAGGACTTGGCGGTGACGGAAAAACACGTTTAAGAATAGCTACTCAAACAGGTAGTTGGAATGTAGGTGACACTCTAACATATTATGATACAGATGGAACAACAGTCCTAGCGAGCGGAACTATTGATGATATAGACGGGGAAACTGTTAGCATCGATGGTCGTCAGCTAGGCTTTGAAACCATTACCGATCGTGAAGGTAAAACAGTTTATGCACAGGGCAACGCTAAACTATCAACAGCACAGAAAAAATTTGGCACTGCAAGTTTAGTATTAGACGGTACAGGCGATTTTATTAATATTGTTAGTCAAGCAGATTTTGCCTACGGAACCGGTGATTTTACAATAGAATTCTTCTGGAGACCTACTACATTAGGAACACAGCAGATATTACTAGACACTCGAACAGCTACAAATGACACAGCAATATATCTTGAAATGAATACTGCTGGTAACATACGATTATTTGTCAGCAACGCATATAGATTAACATCTAGTGTAGCCTGTACCGCTGGAACATTTAATCATATAGTATTATTCAGAATAGGCGGAGTTACAAAAATTGCAGTTAACGGCACAGTTACTCCTACAACATGGTCAGATTCTACTAACTATCCAGCAAGACCTTTTAGATTAGGTGCAGGTTGGACCGGCGGTTCACCATGTACCGGATACTTTGACGAAGTTAGAATTGTCAAAGGAGTAGCAAAATATAGCACTTCTGTTACAGTACCAACGCAGCCGCTCACTGGCGACTTATCTACCGTACTGTTACTGCACTTTAACGGTGCAAATAATTCAACAACATTTATCGACGACGGTGTCACTTATCAAGATTTAAGAACAACTTCAGGCGGTACATCGACCCTAATCAACTTCGCTGATTATTCAGATTTTGGTGTTGAAATTCGTTCAATTGGATCTGCTTGTGTTTACGGAACATATGGTGCCTATGGTGATGGTCCGGGAGTCATAGGCTACCTAATCAGTCAAAACTTTGCCTACGTAGGGTCAGGCAAATTATCAACTAACGATCCAACTGATCGTATCGCGGCAAACGAAGTAGTCGAACTAAATGGTGCTAGATTCTATCATACTAGCGTAGATAACGAAGGTAACTTTAGTGTTGGTGATGCGTTTTTTGTAAATCAACGAACTGGTGAAGTACTGTTCAACAGTCAAACATTAAATGTTACAGTTCCAGCAGGTGTTACATTTACAGACGGAGTTTATAGTACAACTATTACTTCAACTGAAATTAGTACAGGAAATATTTTAATCAGCGGAAATACAGTATCAAGTGTAACCGGTGATGTTAATATTGTAGCAGCCAGCGGGGAAATTAATCTTCAAAATAATACTAATGTTACAGGTAATCTTGATGTTACTGGCGATGTAACTATTGGTGGAAATATTATCGTTGGGGATCAAAATACTGATACTATTAATTTTGTTGGCGGTATCAACAGTAACCTGATTCCAGCAACTACTCAAACATATGATTTAGGAGCACCTAGCGATCGTTGGGATAACATCTATGTTAGCCGAGCAGAAATAGACGGCGTAGTAATTGATAATAATACTATCGAAACAACAATAGGCAATGACAATCTAACAATTTCTGCCAACGGTACTGGTATTGTATCGATTCCAACTAGCGATGTAAGTTTAGGACAAGATCTAACAGTTGATGGTGATCTAACAGTAACTACAGGAACAACATCTCTAAAAGGAACACAAATTGTAGGCGATGTAGATATCACCGGAACTATTAATCAAACCGGTGATATTACTACCAGCGGAACACTAGATGTTACTGGTAATTTAACTGCAACAGGATTCCTACAATTACCACAAATTACTATCTCCGGAAATACTATCAGTACAACAGCAACTAATACAGATTTAATATTAACTGCTAACGGCACTGGTAATATTATTGTAGAAGGTTTAGAAATAGCTGATACTACAATTTCTGTCACAGGCACCGATCAAAGTATTACCCTAACACCGCAAGGAACAGGTAATGTAATAATCAATAGTGATCAAAGCGTACAAATACCTGTAGGAACAACTGCTGATCGACCTGATCCAGCCGCAGTTGGTATGATTCGATATAATACTGATATAAATCAGTATGAAGGCTGGACTGGCAGTTACTGGCTATCATTGGGCGGTGTTAAGGATGTAGACGGAAATACCTATATTTTACCTGAATCTACACCCGGTGCTAATGACGATACATTATATTTTTACGCCAACGGCAATTTAACTGTTACTGTTGATGCAGTAAAATTATTTACACAACGATTACAAACTGCAAGTTTAGATATTAACAGCAATACGATTACTACGATCAACAGTAATACTAATATAAACTTAAATACCAGCGGTACTGGTGCAGTGGTATTTGAAAACTTTAGCATTAAAGATAATGTAATTACAAATACAACCTCAGGCGCTGTAACAGAATTCACACAATCAGGTACCGGATATGTAAAAATTGCAGGAACTAACGGTGTAGTAATACCAGCAGGCGATACAGCAAATGACAGACCGTTATCTCCCGTAACTGGCATGATAAGATTTAATACATCATTGCAATTGGTAGAAGTATATAATGGATCTATTTGGGCCTCAGTGGCAGGTGTTAATGCAGGTATTACAATTTTCCAAGCTGAAGAGATCGGTATCGTTTCAGCACTAATTTTCGGATAAAAAAATGGCAACATTATTTAAAAATAAACTAGAAGCAGGAATAGGAACTACAGAAATTGAAGTTATTGACATAGGTGCTCTTGCACGAGCAACTGTTATCGGTATGAGTTTTTCAAATCAAACAGCAGATGTTGTATTAGTTAGCATACGCATAGAGAATACCGCAGAAGCACCGCCAAATAATAGTGCATACTTTGTTAAGAATATAATAGTTCCGCCTAACCAGAGTTTAAGAGTTATTAATGGCGGCGAAAAATTAGTATTATCAGGGAACATGAAAGTGCATGTTCAAGCCAGCATTGATGATAGTCTTGATATGGTGGCTAGCTACGTTGAAATTGTTTAAGGAGAATAGAAATGAGTGGAACACATTATGTAGGGGCAATAGGAGATAATTCTGTATTAGGTTCTCCGGATCAACGCTATTTCTATGCTCTAAGAACAGACGAAGATGGAAATATCTATTTTACAAGAATTGATACTTGGACTAGCAATGACCCTATAGAAATTAATAATCCCGGGGATGCAAACGACGACTGGGAATACTTTGAATTAGGCGTTGATTTCTTTGATGGTAAAAACCCAGAAACACATGTAAAAGATTATCCAAATTTAGTACACGATCAGTATAGATTTGATCGAAGATCTCTGTATTACTATATCAACGATGAAGGTGAGCTAGTCGTTAGATATAATCAATCATATAGCTACCCAAGCGATGTTTAAAGCATAAATATAAAAATATGCTTATTTGAGTATAAAAGGATGAAAAATGGCAGAATTTAAACTTGGCAGATTGCGTTTTGTATGGAAGGGTACTTGGACTAGCGGCACCGCATACGTTAAAGACGACATTGTTAAATACGGCGGCACTTCTTATGTTTGTATGGCCGGGCATACAGCAAATGCAGACTTTAATGTAGATATTACAGCCAATAAATGGCAGATAATGTCAGCTGGTCAGCAATGGGTTTCGACCCCATGGACTGTAAGTACATCATATAAACTAAACGATCTCGTAAAATACGGTGGAAATATCTATGTCTGTACAAGCAATCATACATCTAGTTCTGTAACTAACGGCGGCTTTTACACAGACGAAACATCGGGAAAGTGGGACTTATTTTCATCCGGCAACGAATGGAAAGGTATTTGGTTACCTAGTACATATTACAAATTAGGTGATCTTGTAAAATATAACGGCATCACTTATGTTTGTAGTATTCCTCACCTATCAGAAACTGGCGTTTATTCAGGCGAGTCTATTGATTACATTAATATCGTCAGCGGCGGCCTCGATTATACTTCCGGGCTTTCTTTAGCATTTAGCGCACCAGAGTTAGTTGGAGGAACACTGCCATCCGCAACTATTACAGTTAACGGTGCCGGAACTATTACAGGCATTACTTTTAGTAGCTATGGTAGTGGATACACATCAACACCTACAGTTTCGGTGCAAGGACCTACAGCTGGCGCCGGAGCAAATTTACAGGCTATTATAACATCATCGTTTGTTGACGGCTTAGAATCAGATCTTAACAAGTGGGAAGTCTTCAGCGAAGGATTTAAATGGAGAGGAGATTGGAACGGTAGTCAAATACCAGCTAGTCGAGTAGCGACATCTTACGCAGTTAATGATGTTGTAAAGTTTGGAGCTAGCCTTTATATTTGTGCAACAGCACATACTAGTAGCGCATCGGCATTTGAAGAAAACAAATGGGAAACATTTGTTGAAGGTCTACAATTTGAAGATAGTTGGTCAGCAATCACCGAATATCAAGTTGGAGATATCGTTACATACGGCGGCTATGCCTATGTTGCAATAGCAAGAAACACTAGTCAAATTCCTCCTAATTCTGCAGGATTTTGGAATCTATTAACTACTGGGTTTAACAACAGATCAAGATACGAAAGTACACAAACATATAAAGTTGGTGATCTAGTATTATACGGTGGTAATACCTTTGTAGCAATAGAAGAAGTAACTACTAACGAAACTCCAAATTCAGCAGCCGCAAAATGGGAAAAAATTACCGACGGTTTCCGCTGGAGAGAGGACTGGGATCCAACACCAACCGAAGCTACCTACAAGATCGGAGACGTTGTTAAGTATAGTGCAAGCACATATCTTTGTATCGCTGAGCACGTTCCTTCAGATGTGGGAACAACTATAACAGCAACAGCAACATCTAGTACTGGCAATCAAGTAACAGTTAGCGATTCTTCCTTACTAAATGAAAATCAACCAATTACATTTACCGGCACCGGATTTGGAAATCTAAATAATGGTGTTACTTACTATGTAAAAACTGTTGTTGACGGAACACATATTACTTTAAGTGAATCCTTAGGCGGTTCAACAAAGGTATTATTAACTGCTACAGGTTCTTTAACAGGTACCTTTACCTCAAGACCAGATCAGGACACAGGAATTTTTTGGGATTCGTTTGCCGAAGGCGATGCAAATAACGTTTTACTACGCAGAGGCGACTTAGTTACACGTAATGCAATTCAAAACGTTCGATTAGCAAAAGGACAAACTGGTTCTTTCTTAAAAGCAGGAGACCAAGATCTAGAGTGGGATTTAGTCGGAAGAATTACCCGAGTATTCTATGTTTCAACAGACGGTGTCGATGCTTCAACTAGAGGAACTACTTTAAGTGATCCTTGGAGAACAATCAAATATGCTTGTGACTATGTAAGAACACAGGTTGTGCCAACTGTCGACCAACCAGCAGTTATTATGGTTAAGACTGGTGTTTACTCTGAAGAGTTTCCTATTAGCGTTCCAAAGTATACATCATTAGTAGGTGATGAATTGCGTATGAGTATCGTGCAACCAACTGCCGATACGTCAGGTAACGATAAGTTCTACATGCGCGATAGCACAACTATCCGTAACTTTACATTCCGCGGTGCTACCGGTGCTAACTTAGACAACGGATTAACTGATACTTACACCGATGCAAACCAATATGGAACTCGTCGACCAACAGGCGGTGCTTGGGTTTCTCTAGATCCCGGTACCGGGCCTAATGACGAAAACGTATGGGTAGGACAGCGTTCCCCTTATATACAAAACGTTACATTATTCGGTGATTACTGCGTCGGCCAAAAAATTGACGGATCACTGCATAACGGCGGTAATAAATCTATTACATCAAACGACTTTACTTGTGTATTGTCAAACTCAGTCGGCGCTTGGTGTTTAAATCAAGGGCGAGCAGAACTTGTTTCTGTATTCACATACTACGGATATATTGGTTATCTTTGTGAAGCAGGCGGTGTTATCCGTGCTACTAACGGTAACAACTCTTACGGTGACTACGGTTCAGTATCGGAAGGTGTTGACCCAACAGAAATTTCAAGAACATCAAGTGTAGACAATCGCCGATTAAATGCTATCGTTGATCGAGTACAGACTGACGGTGCCGATAAAGTTATCTACCTTGAATATTTAAATGCGGGCGAAGAATACACTACAGCCACATACGGCTTTACCGGATCTGGCGTTGGCAACACTATCATTACAACACCAGTTATTCAAGATGGCGGTGTGTGTGAAGTTCGAATTCTCGACGATGGCGAAAACTATACGTCTGTAACTAATAATGCGCAGGCAGGTACTAATCTTGACATTCGTCTAGGTGCGGCAGATATTGCTCTCACAAATGCATACGTTGGTGAAAGAATTATTATCATCGACGGTGCAGGATCAGGCCAATATGCTTATATTACTAGCTTTGATGGCGGCTCAAAATTGTGTACTCTCGGTATGGAGTCCTTCACGCCTTTAATTGTTACTAATACTACTTCAAGTACAAATAGATTAACCGTAGCAAATACTAGTACTTTATCGGCAGATATGCCTTTTACCTTAACTGAAACAGCATTCGGCGGATTAGCTACTGCAACACAGTATTACGTGAAAGCCGTTATTAGCGGAACACAGTTTACAGCCTATACAGATACTGTTACTAAAACAGAAATAACGTTAACAACTGCTACTGGCGAAATGCACCTACATAAATCTGGGTGGGATACATTTGTTGAAGGCATTACTGAAACATTTACCGGTGCTACTAGAGCAAACCCAGTAGAAATAACTACAACCGTGCCTCATGCATTTTACACAGGAATGGAAGTATCTATTTCGGGTGTAGTTGGTATGACACAATTAAATGGAAATACATATTACGTTTCTAAAACAGGGTCAAGTACTTTTACATTATATTCAGATCCTACCTTATTAGTGTCTGTAGATGGCACAGCTTATACTACCTATATTAGTGGTGGTACCGGGGTTGGAAAACAACCAGTATTAGAATTTTTAAACACCACATCACGATATGTTATTGAACCAAGAGTTGTAGTAGGTACAGGATCAGGCGCAAGTGCTACAGCAGTTCAAACTCAAGGTATTTCAACTATTGCTGTTTCAACAGGCGGCGGCGGCTTTACTATTCCTCCACAGGTTATTATTAGCGGTGACGGTACCGGCTCTGGAGGATTTGGTGCAACAGCAACTTCTACAATTGAAGGTGAAGTTGAATCTGTGTTAATCTTAGATCGAGGTACAGGTTATGCTTCTCCTCCTACACTTACATTTGTTGGCGGCGGCTTACCAAACGGATCGCCAGATCATGCTACAGCTACAGCTACTATAACCAGCACCATTAAAACTGTAGAAGTTACAGACGGTGGTACAGGCTTTACAACTCCACCTAGTGTTACAGTATCAGGTACTGGTGGCTCGGGTGCTATTATATCAGCACAGATTAGTAACGTGGTCGGTGGAGTTACATTAACCGGCGGAACAAACAGCGGCGGTTCTGGATATACCAGTGCTCCAACTGTAGAATTTATCGGCGGCGAACCTTTAGTGTTTGCCGAAGGTACTGCTGTTCTTGATGCAGAAGTAACAACAATCACAGTACAAGAAGGCGGTAGCGGATATGATGACACAACTACTTGCTTGTTGTTGGGCGGAGGCGGATTCGGTGCAACAGCAGACGTTGAAGTCGATTTTGGTAACTATGTTGCTGGAGTCACTCCCGGAGTTATCACAGGAATAATTGTTACTAATAATGGTACAGGATATGCAACACCGCCAGCAGTAGTTATTTCAGGTACAGGTGTTGATGCTGTTGCAACTTCAAATATTGAAGGATCTGTTAGCAGTATCACTATTACTAATCCAGGCCGAGGTTATCAGACAACCCCAACAATTACTTTTGCTAGCACCAGCGGTGCTGGCGCACAAGGAACTGTTACATTAACAGGTTCTGTAATTAGTTTAACAGTAGTCGATGGAGGAACCGGATGGGTTGGAACTCCAACATTAGGATTTAGTGGCGGTGGTGGCATTAATGCAACTGCAAACGTTACAGCAATGGATAGTGTATTAGGGGAAGTTACTCTTACTAGTTCCGGTACTGGTTATACTAGTAATCCTGCAATTTCAGTCACTGGAGGCATAACATTCCCTGCTAGAAGTGCAATTCTAAGATCAAGAATCGATGGTATTGTACAAACTGTTACTGTAACTGATCCAGGTGGAAGCTATAATACATCGCCTCTAATAACATTTGCGGCAGGAAATCAATTTAAGACTCCTTTTGCCGGTAATCGTTATTATGTTAATGCTAGTGCAAGAATCGCAATCGGCATTTCACAAAAAGATCAGACATTAGCCGGAATCGAAAGATTGCGAGTTGTTGCTAGAGCAGTAGTACAAAATCTTGCTCCAGCCTCTGTATTCCAAACTGCCGTTACTCGAGTAACAGGCACAGCAGGCCCAAGCGGAATTGAAGACGCAGTTGATGTATGGACTAAATCTGTTTACTACACAATACAAAACGGAGAAAATTATACCAACGCTAAATCATTAATTTTAGCCAACAGAGAATGGATCAGAGCAGAAGTAATGGAATTCTGGGATTCATTCTATCCAGGAGTAGCTACTGCGACATGGAGTAGAGATGTTGGTCTAATGATCGATGCAATAGCTACAGATATCGGATATAGAGGAGTAGATTATACTATATTAGCTGGCCTCAAACAAATTTTCCTAGGCACTGCTAGAACAACAAACTTAGCAGCCGCTGTATCGGGTATTGAATTTATTAGAGACCTAGTAATTGATATTATTGAAAATACCGTAGTTACTGCTCCTTTAACAGGAATTGCAATTACAGGAACTACAGGAACTACAAATAGAATTACTGCCGCCGATACTTCAATGTTATCGGAAGGTGATAATGTTATCTTTATAGGAACAGCATTTGGAGGTTTATCAGCAAATACCGTGTACTATGTGAAAGATATTATTAGTTCGACTGAATTTACTGTTTCTACAACTGTAGATGGATCAGCAGTAGTTTTATCAACAGCTTCCGGAACATTAACATTAAGTATGCAGTATATTGATGACACTTTAACATTAGAAACTGGATCAACAACTGCCGCAGAAAATCTCTTTAATTTTACTATTGAAATATTGGAAGCTGGTACGCTAGCAAGTTCATCCGGATTTGCATCCGTGGCTGGACTACTATTAGCAAATAAACAATTTATTAAAGCTGAAGTAATTGCTTACATTAATACTACATACGAAGATTTTGATTACAATCAAACGTTATGTGCAAGAGATGTAGGTTACATCGTTGATGCTATTTCATATGACTTAGTAAACGCTGAAGATAATAATCCTTCGGTTACCTCGTCTACAACCGGAGTTATTTCTTCTATTACAGTAAACGACGGCGGCATTGGCTACAGCTCTGGAACTGTAATAACAATAACCGGCGGTGGCCCAGCTGTAACTACCACAGCAACAGCAACTCCGATCATTAATTCTTTAACTGGTACAATTACTGGATTTACAATGACTGAAAAAGGCGCAGGATATTCCGCTACACCTTCAGTTGTGATAACACCTGATCCAGGAACCGGAGCATTTATTAGAGCAAAGATAGTCGGCGGTAATGTAAATTCAATGACAATCATTAGCCCAGGTTCCGGATACCTAGCAGGGCCAAATATTCGATTAATTGATGCAAACAATACTAGCGATGCTAGGTTTATTGTAAGAACAGCAGACGGTGTTTTAGATCAACCAAGATTTACTAGCCGAGGAACTGGTTTTACAGCAGCCGATGCTTTAGTAGATGGTGATGGTTATGCAGATATTGCACAAGTAGGACAGTTTGTATATGTTGATAATCTAACAAACATTCCGACTCCAGGCGCTAACATTCAATTTGAAGATAGCGACCAATACTATAAATTAGTTACTATTAGAGAAGTATTAGGTCCAAGTGGCATTATCGGTGCTAGAAATATTTTACTGGAAAATAAAGAATTTATTCAGTGGGAAATTTTAAGCTATCTTAATGACTTCACTTACGATACAGTTAAATGTAGTAGAGACATAGGAATTATTATTGATGCATTAACTGATGATTACACCTATGAAGGAAATACAAGATTACTGGCAGTGCTGTATCAACATCAAAGAGGAATTTTTGATTTATTCGATCAACAAAGAATACAAACAGCATCTGCACTTCAAGAATTGCAAGATCTCATCAACGATGAATTAAGTGAAGATCCAACTGATCCGTTCTCTGTTGCAAGAAATCTTGATTTCTTAATCGAATGGGTTAAGAACGGAACAGCATATGAAGCAATACCTAGCTTAAATATGCCTAACGGAAATTTTGACACCCAAGATGACCGTGCTAAAAATTGTATCCTAGCAAACTTAACTTTTATAGCTAAACAAACAACTGCATGGATGGTTAATAATTCTAAGATTGTCGGGTTTACTGATGCTACTTTTGAAGCAGAAATTAGACAAATTGCTATATCAGTGGCATATGACTTAACCTATACAGGTAATGTGCAGACTGTAGAATTTGGTAAGTCTTGTTTTGTTGATGGTAATTTAACTATTCCGGGTGTTCCTGGAACAAGTGCAGCCGCTAAAGCTGACTACTTAGATATGCTAACATATCTAAATACTTTATTACAAGATATCGGAGAAAACAATAACGTTACACCAGAATCAGGTAATACAACCGCACAAGATACTACGTTACCAGGCGGCGACACAGCGTCATCTGGTAGAATTAGTACACTAATGACAGGTTTCTCAGCTATCATTAATAACGGATTTGCAGGTTCGGGAGTAACGCTAACTAACTCAAACTTTACAGGGTTTAATATTACTTCTAGAAATGCTATCCAAGGAGTAAAGAGTACACTACAAAGCGATATTGTAACCTATGTTACTAACACCTTTGTAAACTTTACATATGATCAAGATGTATGTTTCAGAGATACAGGTCTAATAGTACAGGCGTTTGCCGATGACATATTTGGTGATGTTGCAAAAACAATCGAAGCAGGACAACGTTATTATGCGGCAACAGCGGCATTAGTGTTAAGTGATCAACGTCCGCAGACGCTCGCCGCATTAAATCAAATTGATTTTATTGTACAAAAACTAATTAGAAATCAAACCTATACTAGAACACAAACTAATGCGTTCCAGGTACGATTCCCGTCTATTACTAATGGCGACGAGGCTAGCGAACATTTAGCCGATCTAGCCAGAATTATCCGTAGAATTCTTGAATACGGTGAATTCTTAAATGACGTTAAACAGCTATTACTTGACAATAAAGCATTTATTCAAGCGGAGACCGTGGCATTCGTAAGCGCGAGTTATGAAAATCTTAATTACGATGTCGGACTATGCTATCGAGATGTTGGTTTAATTGTTGATGCTATTGCGTATGACATCTATGGCGGATTATCAAGATCTCGAGAAGTTGGCCTAAGATATTATCAAAGCGAAAGCGCATTAAGGGCGATTACCGGAGAGCAGTATGCTCCAACGATTGCCGCAATGAATTACGCTAAAGATATAATCCAGGCAGTATTTAACAACGAAGACCCTGACATTAGATTCCAGGAAGTTGAAAGCCGTGTTAGTGATCCAACTGTAGTTTTCAATATTGATCAATTAGTAGTTGATGAAAAAATCGATACTTGCTTCACTACAATTATTAGTGTTATTAACAACGGTCCAAGTTCGTTACCAGAAGGGCGTTATAGTGCAAGATTGCAAATTAGCCCACCACTGACTATCGAAACTGCGCCGGCACACGCTACACCGATGGTTATTAGAAGTAGATATTCTCAGGTTCGACTAACAGGACACGACTTCTTGAATATTGGTACTGGTAATAAGAATGATACTAACTATCCAGGTATTCCACTTAATGCTCCAAATCAAAATAACGAAATTGTAGAGCAAGGTGGAGGACGAGTATTCTATACTTCAACAGACCAAGATGGTAACTTCCGAGTTGGTGAATTGTTTAAGGTTGAGCAGTCAACTGGTATTGCAACATTGAATGCTGATGCGTTTAACTTGTCAGGTTTGAATGAACTTACACTTGGCGGTGTTAATCTAGGCGGCTCTGGCGCAACAATTAACGAATTCTCAACAGACGGTACATTCTTTGCTAATAGCGATAGCATTGTACCAACACAGAAAGCTATTAAGACATACATCCAGTCCGCACTAGGTTCTGGTGGTGGTAATATTGCTGTTAACGCGGTTACAGCAGGTGATGTATTCATTACTGGTAAAGAAATTGATACAGTGGGCGGTGCAAGATTAACAATTTTATCTGATGATGGCCTATCGATCGAATCTTTAGTTAACAGCACATCGATTATAGACGGAGCACTAACTGTTGCAGGTGGTGTTGGTATTTCACAAAACTTAAATGTTGGAGCAACTACAGTAATTGATGGAACTTTAACTGTAACTAATACCGGTTTTGTAAAACTAGCTACAGGTACAACATTTGAAAGACCAGTAACACCATCGACTGGTATGATTAGATTTAACACTTCAACAGTATCGTTCGAAGGTTATAACGGTACACAGTGGACAGGAGTTGGCGGAGGTAATCCGTGGGCAGTTAAGACCAGCAATTATACAGCAGTAAATAATGATAGATTATTAATTAATACCTCAGCTGGTCCAATAACAATTACATTACCGTTGGTACCTACCATAGGGGATCAAATCAAATTTATTGACGCATCTGGTACTTTTGATTTTAATAATCTAATAATAGATAGAAACGGACAACCAATTATGGGAGATACAGCTAATATGACAGTAAGTTCACGAAACGCGGCGTTTACGTTGGTTTACTATAATTCAGTATTTGGATGGAGATTAGGAGACGCATAATGGGCGATTATTCAAAATATAAAAACGTTAATACCGTATTCGGCGGTGCCTCAGGCATTGTAGTTCCGAGAGGAACTACAGCAGAACGAGACTCAACCTTAGGGACTGGACAAGTTCGGTATAATACCGATCTTGGTCTCCTTGAACAATACAATGATTTAGGATGGCAATCAGTTGATGCACCTCCTACAATCACTAACATTAGTGGTACAATTAATGAAAATACTAATTCTACTATAACAGTTACTGGTAGTAATTTTAAAACAGGAGCAACAATATTTGTTACTGGCGCAGGTGTTAGTGGTATTGAAAGAGCTACCGCTACGACCTTCGTTAGTTCAAGTTCGTTGACTTTTGCTACTAATGCAACAGCAGTTAATTACGTTGGGGGTGCAACATTTGGTATCAAGGTAGTTAACAGTTCTGGTCTTTCTGGTATATTAGATCCTGCAGGAACTGTTGACCGAGATCCTGTATGGTCAACAGCCGCAGGAACTTACACAGTATTTGATAGTGCAAGAAGTACAGGATTAACTTTTTCAGCATCAGATCCCGACGGCGGAACTATAACATACTCATTAGCCAGCGGATCTTTACCGGCTGGTGCAACTTTAAATGCAAGCACAGGAGTAATAAGCGGTTTTTCAGCAGTCGGTAGCGATACGTCAAGTCCTATTACACTTAGAGCAACATCATCGATAGGATCTCAAACAGCTGATAGAAACTTCACCATTGTTGTTAAAGCGCCGGTAGTTACATCGTTTACATCAACAGGGTCTTCCACATTTTCAGTACCAACGGGTATTACCGCTGTACAGGTATTAGTTGTTGGAGCCGGTGGCGGCAGTGCAGGTATCGGCGGCGGCGCAGGCGGCGGCGGCGTAGTTTATCATGCAACTTATCCAGTTACACCCGGTGGATCTGTTCCTGTTACCGTAGGAACTGGTGGCGCATCAGGCGGAAATTATCCTGGGCCTAGTGGATCTAATGGTGGGTCCTCAACGTTTGGCGTATTAACGGCGTTAGGTGGAGCTGGCGCGGCATCATGGAATACAGCAATACCTAATACAGGCGGCGGCTGCGGAGCAGGAGCAAGTAGCCACGGATATCCTGGCACAAATAACGGTAGTACCGCTAGCCAACCTAGTCAGTCTAATCCCGGTGCTAGTTATAATGCAGGGTTTCCGGGTGCCAAAGGCGGCACGGACGGATCGTCAAACAGCACTACAGGTGCTGGACAATACTCGGGAGGCGGTGGTGGTGGTGCAAGCCAAGCCGGCGGACACCCAAGTCAGACAGGCCCTGGAAACACTTCAGAAAATACTAGTGCAGGCCGCAAAGGCGGCGACGGATACCAGTCAAGCATTACTGGTACTGCTACCTACTACGGTGGCGGTGGTGGCGGAAGTAATCACCAAAGTGGATACACTACACCAGTAAGCTATGCACAGGGCGGCGCCGGTGGAGGAGGTCGAGGCGGATCGCCGGATTATAGTCACCCTGCATATCCCGGTGGCGGCGAACCTGGAACTACTAATCGTGGTGGCGGTGGTGGTGGTGGCTTCTATAGTGGAGGTGGAACTGCCGGAGGCGGTTCGGGTGGCCCTGGAATCGTTATTGTTAGATATTAATCGACGTTATAAATTAAGGACAAAAGATGAAAACATTTTCTTACGAAAAAGATCCAGGAGAAGTGCATATTAATTTATACGCTGAGAATGGATATCATATGCTAAAGCTAGATTTCCCCACACAGGGAGATGCTGAAGCATTGTTTGAGAGCGAGTTTAGTAAATATCTATCAGCTCTTAATTATCCTCAATTAACACCTGAGGAAATTGCGAGCTGTAGATTAATGCTAGAAAATAATAGATAATTAAGAATTATCCTTGTGGATATTTTCTTTTAAAAATTGGTGGAGAGATATTTCTTTTTCAGAATTTCTCCACCAATTCATTTGAGCTTGCTCTCTTGATGTAAACGCCTGAGCAAACTTGTCCTTAGTAGCAACACCTTCGATAAATTCAGCGTTTCTTTGATTTAGTACATCTATAATATGGTGGTTCATCCCAGTTGCGATCCAAACTAATCCAGCGGCCGGATCAATGTTAGCTTGCCACATTTTATTATTATGATAATGGTTAAATCCTACAGCCATAGACGGCACTAAATCTGTCATTCCTTTGTCATATACCCTATCATTGTTGGCCTTCCAATATGCCGTATCATCTCGTTTACTAAATGCATAATGCATAGCCACAAATTCAGCAAAATTTTGAAAAACACCTCTACAGGCAGTATTGTACACATCTCGATCAAATTGATTCACCGAACCCGATGCTAGGGTTTTAACTAATCTATCTAAGAACACATGCACTGAAAAAAGTCCGTTGCTTTCTAAAGGTTCGATAAATCCTGCGCTTAACCCGATCGCAACTACGTTTTTAACAAAGAGTTTTCGATGTATACCAACTCGCATCGGAATATCTTTATACTCATAAGAATCTACTTCTTCTCTTGAGCGAGGGCATATCATATTAGCACTCATTAGATGTTGTTTAAATTCTTCTAATGCATCTTCTTTGCTAGTAAATCTATCGCTATAAACATAGCCAGTGCCTAGCCTTGACCAGATTGGAATGTTCCACACCCAACCATTACCTAAGGCTGTACAATTAGTATAAGGCTCTAATTCTTTGTCTTTGTCTTTGTAAGGTATTCTAGTAGCCCAAGCTCGATTATTAGGTAACATATCACTATAAGAAATAAATTCTTCTTTTAACGAATCACCTAATAATAAGCTCTTCCAACCAGTGCAATCAACAAAAAGATCACTAGTAACTACACCACCAGATGCTAACTCTAATTGCTCAATACCAATGTCTGAAACTTTAACATTTGTTACGGTATCACTGATTAATTTAACACCTCTCGGTAGACAGTATCCTTCCTTCAACCAAAGACCAAATTTAGTAGCGTCAAAATGGAAGGCTGTGTGTTTTTTTGGATCAAACTTACCGTATTTTTTTGAAGTATTTAAACTAAATTTACTGTTCTCGTAGAGTGCCGCCGATGGGTAGTAATATCTTGCAAATGTATCGTTAGTTAGATTAGGATATACCGCTTTCTTATAAAACCAATCTTCGATACCCTGCACAGTACCGTCTAATTCAGGGTCTCCAAATGGATAATGGAATCCGCCACTGTTTTTTTCATAAAAGTTAGTAAACTTAATGCTCATCTTATAACTGGCATCAGTTTTAGACATAAAATCCTGTTCGTCGATGCCTAAAAATGCACAATAATTTCTAATACCCAATAAGGTACTTTCGCCTACGCCAACTGTAGGGTAGTCCGGACTTTCGATGACAGATATATCATAATCTGGAAAAAATTTAATTAGCATAGCAGCCGACATCCATCCGGCACTGCCACCACCTACGATAACTATTTTTTTTAAATTTTTAATAATCACTTCGACCCTTTAATTATAGAAACAAGATTTTCTATCTTTCGAATATCATCGCATATTGCAACAATCGGATAGTCCATGTCTTGATTTAAATCAACCATCATTCCCTGTACAGTTGGAAAAACATTTGCTTCTTTACAATATTTAAAAAATTCACTAGTCTCCGGATCAAATCTTGGTCGGACAACTAGGCCAAATTTTTCTTTGATTACGTCAGACATTACATGGTTACCCATTTCTTCACATAACCTAGCAATCTCTTCAGCTGTTGCCTTGTGCTCTTCTTTCATATTCCCGTAATCAAATATAGCGACTCTAGTCATTGCTTCTCCTTAATTTTATAATCTTTTAAATTTTCCAGGAATTCCAATCATAGGTCTCCCGTCATACAGCTCTCTAAGTTCTCCCGATTTATCGTTGTAGTGTAAAAATACCTGAGAGTGGTGTAATCCAAGGAATCGATCTCTCCAATGTTCCACATCACATCCTCGATAAATGATAGCATCTCCTGGATTTAGACTTATCGGCAATCCTTCGGGCCTGTCTTTAGATTCAACAAACATAGGCCAATTATAATTAGGATATTTTGAGAGATCAACATTTGAATTATTATAACCTAAGCACATGGTTACAGAAACTTCACAAGAATCTCTATCCTTATGTTTTTCTAAAATATTATCTTTTTGATACAAGCGCCAATAGCTATAGTTTGGCTGTAGATCTAACCCAGTGGCAGACTCAATAGCAGTAGTGCAATTGACTAGTAAAGTGTCCATAAGAGGATCACCGTACTTTTTAAAAGTACCAGCGACTTGTATATCACCGAAATCTCCATCCCAGTCTTCGCTATACTCGTTTTTAGAGTGCATTAGTTTAAAATCAATGCTTTGTACTACCGTAATGGTATAGGCATATAGCATGTTAGCTATTTCTCGAGAAACTAAATTCTCAATTACTACATAACCATTCTTTTGAAAAAATTCTTGGGGTGTACTCATTTCCACGGTTCTCCTAATGCCCACAATACTAAACTGTACCTAGTTCCCTGTGTCACCGGGGTAACACAATGGTCAATAAAACTCGGAAACACAACGATAGAGCCTTGGGGTCTTATTTCTTCACACTCATGGAATCGATTGCCAAATGCATGTGGTCCAAAATCGAACTTAAGATTCCCGCCTTCGTACTCACCGGGCTTATTGAGGTTAATAGTCATGCTTAGTTTTCTAACTTTTCCAACCATTTTGGGATCAGTTACATACCCTGATGGTAGTTTGCCGTCTGGAGTAAGAGGTTCGGGAGTTATTCCATATAGATATCTTCTGTATTTGCCAAGATGATCACTGTCACCGTCTCGATGCCATCCGTAAAACTGGCCGGGTTTATATACAGTAAATTGAAAATTTTCCGAATAGTCCCAGCTCCAATTCCAACCGGCCAGGATATTAGCTTGTTCTACAAACGGAGTAAGTAAATCATACAACCACTGCTGATCTAACCAACTAACGTTGCTGTCTCGGACATAGAATTTATCAACACCCTGCCCCTCCATGTCCTGTACTGTTAAATCGCCCTGAGGTGGACTATCAGGCATTGATTTCTTTTCTTTATTTCCAAAAGTGTATGCTTCAGTACTGTGTCCCTTGGACTCTTCTTCCTGCATTTTTGTTAGCCCTAGATCAATGATTCGATCACATGTTTCTGGGCTTATCGCACTTTTAAAAAAATAGTATGAATTCTTAAGTTGCATGTACAACAATTCCTTATAAAATACCACAGATATTTATGAAGAAAACTGTGTAAAACTCATTGTTTTGATCTAATAACGCCTAACCAAAAAAGTAATAAATATAAGAATAAAGGAATCTATAATAATGAGTCAGCTTATAAATTTAAGGTTAAGACCCACTGAAACAGACTACTTGGACAGCCAAGGATTTAATAGCGGATCGGTTTTTTACAATAAAGACAGAAATACGCTGGTGCTGATGGATGGCCAAACTACAGGCGGCTATGAGCTATTAAGAGCAGATTTTTCAAATATATCCGGAACTGGAAATATAAATTTCGGTTCACGATCTGTCACTGCAAACGAATTTATAGGCGATGGGTCTCAGCTAACAAATCTCCCAATACCCTCAGGGCTAGTTACAGAAACCTACGTAAACACTCAAATTTCTACAGCGTTTAACACTAAAGCCACTACAACCACACTAGGTACTGTCAAAGTTGACGGGACAACAATTCTAATTGACGCAAATGGAGTTATCAGCTCTGTCGGTGGCGGTGGCGGTGGTGGCGGTGGGGTCGATCTAACAGCATTTAGTGTTGCTGCCGAACCAGCTCCATCCGGTAACGGCAGTTTATCTTATAATAACACTAACGGAGTTTTTACTTATACACCGCCTGATTTGAGTAGCTTCTTAACCAGCTATACAGAGACCGATACTTTATCTTCAGTAACTGCACGAGGATCAACAACATCTCAAGCAATTACAATCAGTAACTTATTAACCGCAGATAGTTTGACAATTAATAATGATTCATTATTAGACGGTAATGTATCAGTTTCTCAAGACCTAACGATAAGCGGAGATCTCTATACCACTAGCATTATTAATAATGCAACAGGAGTTCCTCGATGGACCTCTGGTAGTGATTTTATAATTGATGCTGCCGGGGATGTGAATGTAGTCGGTAGCAAGATTACTAATTTAGGAACACCTACAGATTTAACTGACGCGGCAACAAAAGCCTATGTCGACAGCGCGGCATCTGCGTTTAACGGCGGTACTGTTGCTGGTGCGATCAACATAACAGATAGTACTGCTTCAACAAATAAAGATACCGGTGCATTAATAGTTAATGGTGGTGTCGGTGTTGAAGGCAATGTCTATGCCGGCGGACTAATTTATGTATACGACACCGGAACTTCTAGTTATACTCCTGTCCTTACTAGTGCGTCCGGTGGATATAACGGCGGTATTATTTCAGGTACTGTTTTTATTAACAACAGTACTGTTTCAACATCTGCAACTTCGGGTGCATTGAGAGTAACAGGCGGCGTTGGTATTGCAGGCACACTGAATACTGGCCCAGATGCATATTTCAATGCTATTAGATTTGGGCGTGGTGCTAATAGCGGATTAGGATCTAATACCAACGTTGCAGTAGGCGGCGGCACCGGTAATGATACTCCACTGGCCGTTAACACTACTGGTTTGAATAATATTGCTATCGGATATAAAACCCTCAGCGGTATTATTAATTCCAATGATAACGTGGCTATCGGTTATAGTGCGTTGGGACAAAGAACCTCTGGAAACAGTAACGTTGGTATCGGGACTAATGCACTTTTAATTGGAGCATCTAGTAGCAATACTGCAATAGGTGCTGGAGCAATGGCCAATGCTACAGGAGATACCAGCACTTGTATAGGCCACGATGCATTACATGATTCAGCAGGCTCCGGAAACATTGGTATAGGATTTATTGCCGGTAATGCATTAGAAACTGGAGATTATAATGTTATTATTGGTAGTAATACCGGAGAAACTATCGACGGAACAAGTAATAATATTTTAATCTGTGACGGAGCCGGAAATGTAAGAATTAGTTCCGATGCTACCGGAACAGTACGTATTCCTGCAACTGCTAACAGTACATCAACATCAACCGGTGCTTTAGTCGTCACTGGAGGAATAGGAGTAGGTGATTCAATATATGCTGGCGGAACTATCACAGTTTCTAATACTACAGCATCAACTAGCACTACAACTGGTAGTATTGTTACATCAGGCGGTCTTGGTGTCGCTGGAAATGTCTATGCTACTTCTTTTTACGGTGACGGATCAAATCTATCAAACGTAGCGGCGTCGTCTTTTTCAGGTGGTACTGTTGCAGGTGCAACATCGTTCACTAACACTACAGCATCAACTAGTACTATAACAGGGGCTGTTAGAATAACCGGTGGCCTTGGAGTACAAGGTGCGGTATATGCGGCTAACTTTAACGGTGTTATAGTCCCTACAGGTGGTACTGCTCCGGGCGCAAACAGATTTGTTAGAACAGAAGGTAACGGTTACACATATACAGGATATATTAATGCTACCCACGGAACAGAAACTCTAACACTAGGAAGTGTTATTGTCAGTAACTCCACTGACAGCTTTTATAGACGGGTAACTCCAGCTAACTTTAAATCTTATATTGGTGTCTCAGCAATTAACGGTGCGTCGTCAAGCAACTACGGAGCCGTAACTATACAAGGTGAAAAAAATACTTGGGCAGGCATTAGTTTTAGAGATAATGCAGGAACTCTTTGTAATACATTGATGGCTAGATCTAGCGACGGATATGGCGGAATTTATAATAAAGCTGATAATAATTGGTTATTACAGTGGGATGGTAGTGGTAACTTCACCGCAACTGCAAACGTAACAGCATATTCCGATGAACGCCTAAAGAAAAACGTTCAAAAGATTCCTAATGCTTTAGAAAAAGTTTTACAGTTAGATGGTGTTACTTTTGAAAGGATTGACAACGGCCAGCGCGGCACAGGTCTACTAGCGCAACAGTTACAAAAAGTGCTAGAAGAAGCAGTGATGGCTGATGAAAAGGGAATGTTAAGTGTTGCCTACGGAAACACAGTTGGATTGTTAGTTGAAGCAATTAAAGAACAACAGAGTCAGATTGAGCAATTAAAGAATGAAATTTCTTTATTAAAAGGTAACAGATAATGGCGTTAAATTCTACTGGACCGATTAGCCTTGCTGGTAGTATAACTGGTCAAAGTATTGCTCTAGAATTAGGTCGTACTGCTACAACATCGACGTCGTTAAACGAAACCGATGTTCGAAATTTGTTAGGAGTAGCATCCGGTACTATTTCTTTAAATAGCGCCTACGGTAAGTCAGCTGTAAGTACTCCCAATGCCGACGGTGGTGTATTAATTGTATTAAATCAAACTGCCGGCCTAAGAGGAGTAGGTCGTCCAGGATACCACAACGAGGATGTTACTTATACAGACACTATTACTGCCGGGCCTTTTGGTCCATATACTACGCTTAATATTAATACATACGGAACAAATATCAGTAGATTGTATCGAGGGTATTTTATACCTGCAACTACAGGTAGCCATAGATTTAGAGTAACCAGCGACGACGGTGCATACATGTGGTTAGGATCTGCGGCAATATCGGGATACACCACTAGTAATTTGATTATAAACAATGGCGGCCTACATGGTCCTGTTGCAGTCACTAGCGGTTATTGGAATATGGACGCTGGAACATATTATCCAATACGAATAGTCTACGGTAACAATGCAGCCAGCGGACAACTTACTCTAGAATGGGAAGGTCCAGGACAAGCCTTCACAACTAACGGGTCAAGTAGATATTTTTATAATTCAGCAACTAACGGATTTTAACCTATGAGTACAGAAGATCAAAACAAAGCAGTCGTTACACTACAAGTCGGTGTTGATGTAGACGCATTTATCGAAGACATGGTCAGCGGAACCAACCATAACGAACACATGCCCGGAAGACGAGTAGAGCTATATAACGAAAAACCCGACAGTCTTAGAAACGTTGATTTTGTATTAACACGAGATGAAGCTGAAAAATTAAAAGGCGATCCGAGGATCATTGACGTACGATACGGAACTAAAATTGAGAATGGTATTTTTTTAAGACCTAGTGCCACTGATTCAGAAAAGTTATATTCAAAATCAAACACACTAACTAATACACATTACAATTGGGGGATTCCTGCCTGTGTAAATTCTACAAATCCGTTCGTATCAACAGATTTAAACTTTACGCATAGCTACCCTTTAGCAGGCGGCGGCGTAGATGTAGTGATACAGGACAGTGGAATAGATCCGAATCACCCCGAGTGGCTTAATCTCTCAGGAACTGCCAGTCGCTTACAACAAGTAAATTGGCCGACAGTTAGCGGGTTGACCGGAACCTATACACAAGACCCTAATCATTACACCGACCCTGACGGGCATGGCACACATGTAGCAGGAACAGTTGCTGGAAGGCTATATGGTTGGGCTAAAGAAGCAAATATCTATGCTATTACAATCATAGATAATGCCGCCGCATTTGGTATTAGTGCTAGTTTTAACATGATTAGACAATGGCATAATTTAAAATCAACAACATCAACTGGTTACAAGAGACCAACTGTTGTGAACATGAGCTGGGAATATTATAAGATATATGAAAATATAACAGGTGGCATATATCGAGGAACTCCGTGGACTGCTACAACTCCGCAAAGTTTATACGGAATGGTTCAAACCATTTATAATAGATTAACAGGACCTACTAGATACTATCATCCGGTTAGAGTAGCATCGGTAGACGCTGATATTGCAGATTGTATCACGGCAGGAGTTATTTTAGTTGCGGCTGCAGGAAATGATGCACATAAAATTGATATAACTACCGGGCTTGATTATAACAATAGTTATACTGATTCAGTTAACGGAACAACATATTATCATAGGGGAGCAACACCAAACAATACATCTGGTGTTCTTACTGTGGGATCGGTTAAATTTGCACAACCAGAAGGGAAAAGTTTCTTTAGTAATGCAGGCCCCGGAGTAAACGTATGGGCACCCGGAGAAGCCATAATGAGCGCCATTCCAGTTGGCTCAACAATTGAAGGAAATTCTGGATCCACTAGTTATCCGTTGAATGCAAATTATAAAGTAACGAAGATCAGCGGAACAAGCATGGCATCACCTCAAGTGGCCGGAGTAGTTGCTTGTATGTTAGGCGCAAGACCTAACTATAACCAAAGCCAAACAAAAACATGGGTAGAAACGCAGGCCAGTACAGGAAGGCTAACCGAAATAGGAAGCAGTTACACAGATCTAGCATATCTTCAAGGATCAGGCAATAAGTTCCTTAAACAGCCTTTCAGCTCTTCAATAGCTTGGTCGTTTAGCGGAAATTAAATTAAATCAATAATGTCAAAGATTGTTTGAAGTTTAGATCTAATAGTTTTGTTTGAAAAACTATTGCGTAGACCTTGATGCAAGGGTTTTGGCGCATAGTCGATATCAGCCCATGCATAACTACAATGTTCTTCGCTCAATATTGGAATAAACTCTGATTCTATTACACAGAGATAAGTGTGGAAGTTAAAGACTTTATCGTTGCTGACGAAAGTTTCTAACGGAATGGCTTTAATTATACTAGGAACCGATCCAACTTCTTCGGATACTTCTCTTTGCAGACCCTGCCATGGATTTTCATGCTGAAGATTTGTGCCGCCAACTAGTCCCCAAGTACCGGCATGTTTACCGTTGGCTTTTTGTAATAGTAAAACTCTTCGTGTAGATCTAGCGTAGAACAGTGCTCCACTACAGATAATTTTATCAGTTACAGCTCTAGTCTCCATTCGCCTGCCTTATATTCACCTTCAAAGGATTTGTTCCAATACACACCATTCCACATATATTGAACTCCTGTGTATATATTAGTTTGATATATAAGGGTGTCTGGTTCTTGGCTGCTGTTGAATATTATCTGCCATGCTGTTCCGGTCCACTCGATGATATCATTGGCGTTTGCAACAAAATTACCCCAGGGATTTGCAATAGTATTTTCTGAAGTATCGATAATATCCTCTATGATTAAGAATCTATCACCGACTTCAAGGTCGGTTATTCCGCTACCTGGATAGACTTTTGTCGGATCGATTATAGCGTCAAATGTTCCAGGACTATTTGGCCTATAACTATCTGCAGGGTTATAATCAATATCAGTGTCTAAGTTACCGTTGCTGTCTATTCCAGTATTTGTGTTGATAGTATCTCTATCCCACGATACAGTTAATATAGTCGAATCCATAGGATTTATAGCTACGGTTCCAACTACTTCCGTTCCGTTAGATTGTGTTAAGAACAGCATACTCGAACCGGCGATGTATTTTCCAGGATACTGATTTAATACAGTTTCCCAATTAATAGGTGTTCCTTGTCTTACAGGAATATCTAGAGTAGGTTCTCTAGGAATAGAACTTTCAGTTTTGCCGATTAGTATCGCTTGATTATTGTAAACCTGTATGTTATAATCAGTGATGGTAGTTACAGTTCTAGTTAGCAACGATGAAAAACTCGTCTCTGGGCCGACTAGTGGCTGACCTAGACCTTCAATATAATTATTACTGTCTACTTGGTTAGCATCATATACGCTAGTAATAATTTTAGTGATAACACCGAGATGTTTGACCTTAGCTGGCGGACTAATCCATATTGGAGTTTCTAGTGTTAGTGTAGCAATATCTATAGCAGTATCTGTACCAACAGGAACTTGTCTGCTAGACCAACTAGTCTGTGTGAGATTTAGAACAGTTAAACTGGTCCAATCTATATAATTGTCTGTTGTTTGTAATTCTAAACTTGGATTAAAGAAAACCAATATCTGTTCTAATAACTGTAATTTTTGCTCAGTATTAGCAGTCCATATGTCGCACTTCATTGTCAATTTAAATGGAGTGGGCATCAGACGCTCAACTGTGTAATTACGCCCTTGTGTAGTAGTATAAACGTCACCGTTTATTTCTCTTTCACGTACATGTACCTTACCTACAAATGTTGAATCACTTAATCTCTCTTTGTCTAGATCGAGACCCGATACATAAACAGCTATTCTTGGCACAGAATTAATTTTATTTTCGCTATTCTGTCTCACGATACTAGCGGCCTGCCTATCTGCATCACCATACATCACAGGCACTCGCACTAGTGTACCGTCACCATATTTTACAGTGAAGTTACTCATAACACGGATTACCTGTGTTAGATATCTTCTTATTTGTCCATCATAAAACCATTGCATTATAAATCCGCCTTAGGTCTAAGGGCCTTTGATACGGCCTGTCGTTGTTCTTCTCTGCTGTTACATAGACTCAATTTCCATGTACCAGTATAGGGAATTGATTCTTGTGTAGTATTAATAATAGGTAAATTAATTCGAACTTTTCCACTATCATTATTGATGATCGTAGGATGATCGGCAACAGCATACGACATTTCTGTAGTATCTAATTTTAAAAATACATAAAGAGAAGTAGTATAATCGATGTCAGTATAGATTACTGTATCACCTTCTTCAAGAGAAACATAATCAACAGCCACAGCCTGATCATAGATATATTTGTTGTTGTTGATAAACGATGTTTTGAGTGTTTGTCTTGTATCACTATTAGTCATAGTCATGCGTACATCGTCTTCTACACGAATCCAGCGTGTGCCTTCAAACTTAAACAGTCTGCTGGGCATAAAATCTGTACGCAAAAAGAAATCGTCTACGGCAGGCTGTTCTGGAAATTGGATACCATGGCCAAAAGTATAGCCATTTGACGGTGTACCATCGCCGACTAGATATCCTGTATAACCTGTCCTTACAGGACGCTTTAAACTCTCAACAGTGGTATAGCCTACTTGGCTAGCATCCAGAGAATCTATATCAGCAGTATTAATCTTTGTTTTGCCCTGCTCGTCCACAGCCAGCGTATAGAATTGGCGTGTTTCATAACCACTTTTTCCTTCTACTCTTTTGTACGGATCAGTTGGATCATATGGGACTGCGGTATTTGTATCATATTCTGCTTGTTGTATAATAGCATCGTTGATCTGTAATTCCTTAGCACGAGTACTGAGGATACTTTCCAGAGTATTGCCGCTGTAAACACTCCAAGCACTAGTATCTGGCGGTGTTAAAACTGTGCCAGTGGGTGCTTCAAATCCTGCATTCACTTCATACAAGACACCGTTTAATCTTACGATCTGTCCTGTATAATATTCTGTACCTGATGTCCAATCACCGGCAAATCTATCAAGGTCTGCACCTGTGGGTTTGGTCAACACATCGGCAAACTGCTGGCTATCAAATATCTTCTTAAGTTTTAATCTATATAGATGTGGATACCACGTAGCTGAAAACCCTTCGCTAGCACGGCCTACATCTTCAATGACATAATAGCGTGGTAGGCTAATGTCTGCATCACTAAGTGCAAATTCGTCACGTAAGTGCGGCAGTTCTAGAACATCACCACTTAATGGTTTGCGACCTACATATTTGATAAAATCATTAATATGTACAGTCATATAAATCGTATCGTTATCAATAAACAGACCAAACTGACTTAGGTTAAAGTCGATATTCTGTACATTATAAAATCCACGGATCTTATAAATTTCGCTGGCATACTTGCGATCTCTATTTTCTAAGAACAATAGATCCTGTATGTTTGTTTCAGAAAGTGCAGAGTACACAGGTTGATCTGCTGTGCCCTCAGTTTTTAGTTTGGGCCCTAGATATTTGTGCAAATAGACGTCTGTACCGCCTACTTGGAACATCTCTGAAATCTGACGGTCCATGAACGTATAGTCCTGGCCTTTTTCTGGTTTGTATAAAGATAATCGTGGCATAATGATATTTATCGCTAGATAAATATGTAAGGAGAACTAATTATGGCAGATATTTACCCGCAGGATCCCGGGATTTCCGACAGTACAGTAGAGCGTAACAAGGTATTTGATTACTGTAAAACCATGCTGGGCGACGGTATGGTAGAAGTAGAGCTAGATCCTAAACACTATGAAATTGCCCTAGACCGTGCGATCACTAAATTCCGCCAACGTAGCAGTAACGCAGTAGAAGAAAGTTATAGCTTTTTAGAACTACAGCAGGATGTTAATGAATATCGATTACCCAACGAAATTATTACAGTACAGAGTATATTTCGTCGTGCAATAGGATCACGTAGCGGTTTGGGCGCAGGCGGAACATTGTTCGAGCCGTTCAACTTGGCGTACACAAACAGCTACTTGTTAAGTGGTAGTATGATGGGCGGACTTGCGACCTATCATTTATTTGCAGGCTATCAAGAATTAGTAGGTAAAATGTTCGGCGCTTTTATCGAATTTAGTTTTAATCCTACAAATCATATTCTAAGAGTATTGCAAAGACCTTTTGCCCAAGGCGAACAAGTATTATTAAGAACACACAATTATCGTCCAGACTTTGTATTACTACAAGACTTGTATGCCAAACAGTGGTTATATGATTATACTCTAGCAACCTGCAAGTTAATGCTAGGCGAAGCACGTAGTAAGTTTGGATCAATCGCAGGACCACAGAGTCCTATACAGCTCAACGGTACTGCTATGATGAGTGCCGGCAAAGAAGAAATTGAAAAATTAGAAAAAGAAATTAATGAGCTAGTACCAGGCGGCACACCGCTGACATTTGTTATAGGATAATATTGTGTCTATTAAGATCAGTCAATTTAACACAATAACCGCAGTTGATGCGAATACAATTCTACCTGTAGTCGATCCGTTAGGACCAGACAGTTATAAAGCAACGCTCAGTCAATTAAAGACATTTATACTAGATGGTAATGCTACTACTGCTACTAATCTATCAGCTAGCACAACAACCTTAGCTGCCAACGTAGTTAATTCAAGTTTAACCTCAGTCGGTACACTGACAAACTTAACAGTGACCAACACTATCAGCGGTAGCATTAACGGTAATGCTGGCACAGTGACTAATGGAGTTTATACTACCGATACTGGTACAGTTACTAACACAATGTTAGCAGGATCGATTGCTAATAATAAACTTGCAAATAGCTCTATCACGATTAACGGAACTTCAATATCTCTAGGCGGATCCGGCACTGTCACAGCTTCATTACCTGTTGCTACTGCTAGTGTGCTAGGCGGTGTGATTATTGGTAGTAATTTAACTGTACAACTTGATGGTACTATAGCTGTTGATACGTCGACTATAGCAACAAAAACTTATGTGGATAACACAAGCACCGATAATGCTATTTCATTCTCGGTGGCACTAGGATAAAACAATGTCAAATCAATTTGTAAAAACACTAACAACTGATGTAGGAACAACACCAGAAACTGTCTATACAACCGGTATTAGTACTCGTTCAACGGTAATAGGTATTAATATAGCAAATACTACATCAGGACCAATAACAGTAGATATTCAATTTTACGATGACGCAAATACAAACACAGGATATATTGTTAAGGGTGTAGTAATTGCTAAGGGAACCTCACTGGCCGCAATTGGCGGAGATCAAAAAATTGTCTTAGAGCCTGAAGATTCAATTATAGTAACATCTAGTGTTGCAACATCTGCTGATGTTATTGTTAGTGCATTGGAGATTACAACATGAGTCGTTATATAGGAAACACTGGAGGTTTGTCTCCAAGTTATTTTTACAGATTGACTAGAGATGCGACTGGCTATCTTGTTTTTACCAAGGTAGATCTTGTTGCAGATAGTACTGAAGTGGTTGTTAACGACCAAGAAAATTTTGATATCAGTAGTGACGCAGTAGTAATTAACATAGATGCTAATCACGAATTAATTAATGAATTAGCAGGCCACAGTCAATATAAAATTAAACCCGAAGATTTATTATATTTTTTAAACGAAAACGGTGATTTAATTATAAGAATTAACGGTAGTTATGACTACCCAGCGATAGTATAAATATAGGAACAAGGACCAAAAAATGGCAGATTTTAACCTAGGTAGACTAAAATTTAACTGGAAAGGGGCATGGACCACTACAACCAGTTATGTAAAAGATGATGTAGTTAGAAGCGGTGCAAATACTTATGTGTGTTTACTTGCACATACCGCAGGTACGTTTAGTACAGATTTAAGTGCTAATAAATGGGAACTAATGATTCCCGGAAATAGCGGCAGTCCTCTAACTACTGACGGAGACTTATATTACTTCGACGGCTCGACAGATTCGAGATTACCAATTGGATCACCCGGTCAGGCACTTATTGTCAACGATGCAGGATTTCCTAGCTGGCAAGGATTAACTACTGCTCAAAGTATCTATTATGTTAAAGCCGACGGAGATGATTCTAATAATGGTACAAACTTAAATGAAGCATTTAAAACTATCCGCCACGCATGTGATACTGTAACTGGTCCTGCAACTATCTATGTTAAAGGCGGATTATATTACGAAGTACTACCGATTACTGTTCCTGCTAACGTAACTATCGTCGGCGACGGCCAACGAACTACAGGTGTTGCTCCTGTAAATATTACAAACAATTCTGCTAGCATCGCAGCCACTACTGGTGCCCAAACATCAACAACTATTGTAATTGATGACAGTGCAGATGTTGGCGGAACATGGACAATCGGCGACACTATCACTATCAGCAATATTCAAAGCGGTTCCGGTATTACAGGAACAGTAACTATCACAGATATCGATTATGACACGCCAATTGTCGGTAATTCGAGACTAACAGTAAGTTTTTCAAGCCAAACAGTAACAGCAACTGATTGTACAATCAGTTCAGACTATTCTGAAGGCACTATGTGGTTGCTAAATGATGGTTCTACTTTAAATAAAATGTATTTTAGAGACATGGGCGGATTTGCGCCCAACTTGTCCAGCCCCGAAGACATTACAGCATCAACATCGAACGACAAAGGAATTTTCGTAGCACTAGATCCGGCAAATACAATTACTAGCAAATCTCCATACGTTATCGAATGTTCTGCATTTAGTGACACAGGCGGAATAGGTGCTGTAGTTGACGGTGATGTACACAGTGGCGGAAATAAATCTATCGTTTTCCACGGATATACTGTCATCCTCGATGATGGTGTCGGTTTTTGGGTTAACGGACAAGGTAAAGCAGAAATTGTATCTTGTTTTACATACTTCTGTTGGTTTGGTTATGTAACTACTAACGGCGGAAAGATACGTGCATTAAACGGTAACAATAGTTATGGAACGTACGGCGTAGTATCTAGAGGGTTTGACCCAGATGAAACATCGTTCACTGGTGCAATCTACGGAAATCAATTAGCATACAATCCGTTAACACTAGTAGGAGAATTTTCTGTAGGTAATACAATTACCGGTGGCACAAGTGGTGCAACCGGTACTATTACTAATGTACAATCCGCAGTTAACAAGTTGTATTATGTTAACACAAACGGATTTACATTCCAAGCAGGTGAAACTATCACAGCTTCGGGTGGAAAAGAAGTAGTCATCGAAACTGGAGGAGTAACAGGGCAAAAGGGATTTGTACTAGTTGCGGATGGATTTTTAGAAGAGCCGCGTCCCGGAGGAGCAATACAACTTACCGGCGACCCATTGTCTTATATTATTCAAAGTGTTAGTGGAACTTACACAAACACTTCGAGTGTGATGACTATTGTTCTGGCCAACGAGAAACCTACTGCCAGTGTTGACAATACTGCACTAACTATTCGATATGCATATTCGCAATCGAGATTAACAGGCCACGATTTCTTAAGTATTGGTACTGGCGGGAAGGCAACTACAAACTATCCTGGAGAGCCGACACAAGCGTCAGCACAAGGTAACGAAGTAATTGAAAGCTATCCAGGTCGTGTATTCTATGTAAGTACCGACCAAGACGGTAACTTCCGAGTCGGTGATTATTTCCGTGTTGACCAAGCAACAGGCCGTGCAACACTTAACGCAAGTGCATTCGACTTATCAGGTCTTACAAGTTTACGCCTGGGTTCGATTGGTGCTCAGTTAGGTGAACTAGTTAACGAGTTTTCTAGTGACACAACTATGAGCGGTGACAGCAATGAAGCAGTTCCAACCGAAGCCGCAGTTCGAGGTTACTTTGAAAATATTGCAACTAACGTTGCTCCGGTTAATGATAACATTCTAACATTAGGAACACCAACTAATCGATGGAACCACGTATATGTCGGGCCGGGATCTATCACACTCGGTACACTAACTATTACAGATAATGCAGGTACTCTAGAAGTTACAGCAGGCGGCAATGCCGCTCCTACATTGATCAATGCTATTAATAACGGAACTAGTAATGTATCTGTAGCTGAAGATGCTGATATCACCATTACATCAAACAGTACATTAGCCGCAACATTCAGCGGTGCTAATACAACATTAGCTGGCGAATTGCGTGGCCCATCAACATTTACTATCGATCCTGCCGTAGTTGGTGACGATACAGGAACCGTCGTTATCAAAGGTAATTTACAAGTTGACGGAACTACTACAACGATTAACTCAACAACACTAACAGTAGATGATAAAAATATTGTACTAGCTAGCGGTGCTGCCAACGATGCTGCCGCAGATGGTGCAGGCATCACCGTAGAATCCGGCAGCGGAAATAAAACATTAAACTGGGTAGATTCTACAGATGCTTGGACATCGAGTGAGCATTTAAATTTAGCCAGCGGAAAATCATATTACATTAACGGCACTAGTGTATTAAGTTCAACAACTTTAGGTAGCGGTGTTACTAGTTCAAGTTTAACTAGTGTCGGTACTCTAACAAGTTTAACTATTAGCGGAGACCTAGCAGTTAACGGTGCGGATATTACAACTACTGAAACTGGTACCGCCGCAGTTTTTAACACTAATGCGACTACTATTAATTTTGCAGGTGCCGCAACTACTATTAACATTGGTGCCACAAGTGGTGCAACTACTAACCTTAATGGTATTTTAGCTATCAAGGGTTCTTCAAGCGGTTCTGTTAAGTTCCAGGCGGCCGCCACAGCTGGATCAGCTACATATACACTGCCAAGTGCAGATGGTACAAGCAACCAAGCATTAGTAACTAACGGTTCTGGAACACTATCATGGGCAACTATTGCAGAATCGACCTCAGTCAATAAGCAAGTTGGATCATTGGGTGTAGGAACTGCGGCATCTGGGACAACAGGAGAAATCCTTGCTACAAATGCGATCACAGCGTATTATTCAGATGATAATTTAAAAACAAGATTAGGTAATATTGAAAATGCGTTAGATAAGATTGATCAATTAGCAGGTTTTTATTACGAAGCAAATGATGTTGCTGTTAGTTTAGGTTACGAAAGAAAGAGAGAAGTCGGTTTATCAGCACAATCTACACAAAAAGTACTACCAGAAGTTGTTGTGCCAGCTCCGATTGATCCAGAAAAGTATCTCACTATTCATTATGACAGAGTTATTCCTTTACTAGTTGAAGGTATTAAAGAACTACGTAAAGAAATTAATGCTTTAAAAGGTAACAAATAATGCCAAGTACAGTATTAGGCCAACAGGCAGTAACAATGCCAGCAGATACAACCGGTAACAGGCCAACTCCTAGTGCCGGAATGATCAGGTATAACACTACCACCGGATTGCACGAATGTTACGACTCGTTAGCTACTTGGCGTCCACTATATACTATTTTATATACTCATCACTTTGAAGATGCTACACGAAATATAGCTACCAGCACAGGCAGTGCTGACACTGTGGCACTTAGTTGGAGTTTTACAAAGCAATACGCAAATTCATACTTAGTTGTTCGAGGAATGTTACCAATATCAGGACAATATTCATATCAAGCAGGCGAGTATATGGAAATTGCCGGTGTTAGAAAATACACAGGGGCACATTATGTTTGTCCTCCCGATAGCCAGGGAGACGATGGAGTGTACGGCTATATCGCACTTAACGGAATTTGGACAACTGTTAACACTACCGGTTCAAAAACTGTTAACATTGGCTGGGCACCACTGAGTGGGGGCACCGGCGAAAAGCCAGCTCACTATTGGAACCCAGACGGCCGAGGGGGTCGTGCCCGTGCAAGAACAACAGTTTTAGATGTTTTTGAAGTAGATCCGTCGACGATCAGTGTTATAACATAATCGAGAATTAACAATGCCACAAGTCAAATTAGATGCACAAACCATAAGATTACCTGCTGATTCAACTGCGAATAGACCAGGATCGCCGTCGTCGGGTATGATGCGATATAATACTTCCTTAGGATATGTTGAATCTTATGATTCATCGGGGGTATGGAAATCTTTAGACAGCGTACTATATGTGCATCATTTCGAAGATGCTACAAGAAACATCTCGTTGTCAAACACTAACGCGGCTGTTATCATCAGTTTTGACATTACTAAAAAATATGCCGGATCTTATCTAGTAATGAAAGGAATTACTCCACTTGACGGTACATACTCGTATCAAACAGGCGAATACGCAGAAATTGGCGGAACAAGAAAATATGAAGCCGCACACTTCCATCCTCCCTGGAACGGCATTGGCAACGGTGACTATATTTACGGATCTATATTTTGGGACGGTATATGGACAGACCAACTAACTACTGGAACAAAAACTATTAACTTAGGATACAGTGTAAGAGATGGCGGTTCAGGCAACCGTTGGGCTGATTACGCTAATCCAGAAAACCGCGGCGGCCGGGCTCGTTCAAGAACTACTGTAATCGAAATATATGAAGTCGATCCTTCTTCAATAACTAATATAACTTAGGAACAATCATGCCAATAAAGTTAGGTGATAATTACATTTTGTTTCCGGTTGATACTACCGGAAACCGCCCTAGTTCTAGTGCAGGATTAATACGATATAACAGTTCTATAGGAACATTTGAAGGATATGACACGATTTCAACCTGGAGAGCGATGGGTGGGATATTACATACTCATCATTTTGAAGATGCTACTAGAAACATATCACTTAGCAATGGATCAACCGGAACTTGCTTAACGTTTACTTTTACTAAAAAATTTGCAAATTCGTATCTAGTTGCTAAAGGAAGAGCACCACATGCTGGACAATATTCGTATCAAACAGGTGAATATTTAGAAATCGACGGTGTTAGAAAATACGAAGCCGCAAACTACATAAGCCCATGGGACACAGATCTAGATAGTCGATATGGTCAATGTACACTTAACGGTATGTGGACAACTATAACTACTACAGGATCTAAAACAGTAACTTATGGCTGGAGCCTAGCTAACGGTTCTACAGGCGAACGACCAGGTAGTTACGTAAATCCCGACCAGCTAGGTGCAAGAACAAGAGCAAGAACAACTATTATCGACATATTTGAAATCGATCCCTCAGTTGTTACAAGCATAACTTAAGGAAACTAAAAATGATTATACCAGAAATTCTATGGCGAGACCAAGAATATAAAGATTGCAAATGGAGACACCACGGCCAAGCCGATTCTTACGAAAACCTCGAATGGGATTCCTCAAACACTGTTTCAAAGCCAACAAAAGCTCAGTTACAATCTAAATGGGCTTCGATCAGTACTGAAATAGCATTTGAAAAATTGAGAGTTAAACGAGATAAACTTCTTGCTGAAACCGATTGGTGGGCTGTTTCCGATAGAACAATGTCATCTGAAGAAAAATCTTATAGATCTGCATTAAGAGACATAACACAAACAGCACAACCAACTATTGATCAATGGGGTAATTTAAACGAGTCGAGCGTCACCTGGCCAGCAAAGCCTTAAGTTTGGCATAATAACTCTTGCTCTCCTAGAAGAATCGCTATATACTAGCAGTTCAACTAGGAGATTCTTATGATTATTGGCATCTGTGGATTTATTGGCTCGGGCAAAGATACTATTGCAGACTATTTGGTTAACTTCCACGGTTTTCGACGAGAATCATTTGCCAACAGCCTAAAAGATGCAGTAGCTCACGTATTTGGCTGGGATCGCACACTTCTAGAAGGACGCACAAAACAAGCCCGTGAATGGCGTGAGCAAGTAGATCCGTGGTGGGCAGAACGCCTAAATATGCCTAATCTAACTCCTCGTTGGGTACTACAATATTGGGGGACTGAAGTATGCCGTCGTAGCTTCCACGATGATATTTGGATTGCTTCAGTGGAAAATAAACTGCGTACTAGTACCGACGATATTGTTATTTCAGACTGCCGTTTCCCTAACGAAATTAAATCAATCAAAGATGCAGGCGGTATTATTATCTGGGTAAAACGTGGGGAATTGCCCGAGTGGTATGACTGGGCACTAAGCGTTAACAAAGGTCAAGTACAGAATTTTACCTGGGCTACTAGCAAAACTAAACTAGAGCAAGCAGGTATTCACGCCAGCGAAACTGCTTGGGTAGGTACTAAATTTGACGCAGTCTTAGACAACGACGGTAGTATCGACGACCTGTTTACCAAGGTTAAAGATCTGGTGTCAAATCACCTTGACGCCAGCGAACGCCCTCTTTATGAAGAACCCGTTGACAGTTTGCACACACAGTCTTGAGGTTGCTAGTACGGCAGTTGTTTAAATTGCCGTCTACATGGAACACATTAAACTGTTCTGTATTCTTGCTTTTAAAACCACATTTATCGCACTGACTCTTTTTAGCATACCCGTGCTGAGCCCACCTTGGCTGTTTGGGGGTTGACCCCCTAGCACAGGTATCACACTTAGTTCTATAAAACACGCGATCTTCCTTGTAGTAGTTTACAGCACAAGGTCTTTCGCCACAGCTTTTACATAAAGGACGCATACAATATTTATTAACCGCCCTTTTTTGTGCCCTTTTCTCTGTGTTAATCTAGTGTAAAAAGCCAAACTACACTAAATACAAATAGAATTAGTATTCACGGAGATTCTAATATGGCTACATTAAATTCACCAGGCGTAAGTGTTTCAGTTATAGATGAAAGTTTCTATACTTCCGCCGCTCCTGGTACAACTCCATTGATCATTGTTGCATCAGAAGAGAATAAACAAAACGGCGCAGGAACAGGAACTGCACCTGGTACTTTAGCTGCCAACGCAGGTAAGGTATATCTACTTACCAGTCAGAAAGACCTAGCAGATACATTTGGTACACCAGTTTTTAAAACTGATGCTAATAACAATCCTATCCATGCTGGGGAACAGAACGAATTCGGCCTACAGGCTGCATACAGTTATTTAGGTGTAAGCAATCGTGCATACGTTGTACGTGCTAACGTTGACCTAGCAGAACTTAATGCTAGAGCAGAAGTTCCATCAGGTCCACCTGATAACGGTACACTATGGTTTGACACAGCAAACAGTAATTTTGGTGTTTTCCAGTGGAGCGGTAATGGGGTTAATATTCCAGCAGGTCAAACATTTAGTAACAAAATACCGTTAGTTGTAACTGACGCAGGAGATATTAGCGGCGGGGTTCCAGCAGGCCGTATCGGCGCTGTCGGTGATTATGCACTAGTACTTGAAGACAAAGAGTATGTGTTATGCTACAAAAATAACCTAGGAAGTTGGGTTAAAGTAGGCACCGACGATTGGAAGGAAAGCCTACCAGTTGCAGAAACAGTATCTAACCCGACACTCAGTGGAGACCTCACTATTACAGTAGACGGCAATGATTACGACGTCACAGTAACTGGATTAACTGATTTATCTGCACTTGCTAGTGCAATCAACTTGCATACAGCCGATAGTGGAGTTTCAGCCGCACCAAGAGGAACTGTTTTAGAATTATTTGCTATTAACGATTTTGAAATTTCTGGAACTGCTGTGGATAATTTAGGTTTTGTTCCAGACGACGAAGCAGTAGGTGGATACGCTAGTTTAGGAACATTCCAAGCACCAGTTCTACAGATTAGCCCACACTATACTGTTCCTGCTTGGAAAAGAACTTCAGGAAGCGACTACAACGACGGAAAACCAACCGGATCGATATGGGTTAAGACAACCGAGCCTAATTTAGGAGCACGTTGGAGAGTTAAGATTTATAATTCAACAACAGCGGCTTGGACTGAAGTATCTGCGCCAATACATCCAAACAGTGCTACTGCCCTACGATCACTTGATCCCACCGGCGGCGGAATTAACTTACCTGTAAATACGCTTTATGTTAAATCAAACTTGTCAGAAGACACTGGCCAACCTTTAGCAAACTTCCAAATCTTTGCTAGAAAGAACTCAGGTGTTACAACAATTACATCAGTAGGTACCTTATCTGGATCTGTTACTGGTAGCTTTACTGTATCCTATACACAAAAGAATTCAAATACCCCAACTACACCTGTAACAGTATCATTTATTGGTGGCATCGACGACCTTATTTCAGCGATGTCTACACAGTTAGGTGCTAATGCTCGAGTAACAGCCGCAAAAGTTGATGGAAAACTAGTAATTAAACATCTAGACGGCGGAGATATTTTCTTTGACGACAATTCAGGCAATGCCTTAGAAACATTATTCGGAAACGGGGTTTCAGCATCGTCTGCAACTAATTGGTATGAAGTAGATTCTACTATTAATACTTTTGTAGCATCTAACTGGAGTCCGAACGCAGATATTACTACTAGCGCAGTAGCACCGACTACTGAAGCAGTCGATGGTCAACTATGGTATAGCAGTATCATTGACGAAGTTGATATTATGGTACACGATGGTAATACCTGGAAGGGATTAAACAACGAATACGCAGAAGCTAGCGTAATTGTAAGTGCAACTAAACCAGGTGAAAAAACTACCGATGGAAGAAAGTTAGGTGATATTTGGGTTGACACTAGTGACCTAGAAAACTTCCCTAAAATCTATCGTTATAACTTAGATTTACAAAAATGGGTGCAGGTTAATACTGCTGATCAAACAACAGAAGATGGAATTTTATTTGCAGATGCTCGCTGGTCAACTTCCGGAGATGAATCAGAACCGGCAACCATTGCCGCTCTAGCAACTTCAGATTTCTTAGACTTTGATGCACCAGATCCAGCAATTTATCCAAGAGGCATGTTGTTATGGAACTTACGTCGTTCAGGATTTAACGTCAAGAAATTTGTACGTGATTATGTAGATTTAGCCAGTGACAATCCACGTGCTGACGACGAAAGTATGGCAGACTACTATCCACATCGTTGGGTAACAGAGTCAGCTAATCAAGAAAATGGATCCGGTACTTTCGGTCGCAAAGCACAGCGTAAAGTTGTTGTACAAGCATTACAAGCCTTGGTAAACAGCAACCAACAAATGCGCGATGAAGAAAGTCGTGTGTTCAATTTAATAGCTTGCCCAGGATATCCTGAATTAATGGCAGAAATGAAAGCACTAAACTACGATCGTGGTTTAACAGCGTTTGTTGTAGGCGATACACCTGCACGTTTAGCCGCTGATGCAACTACATTAAGTAACTGGGGGACTAACCAATCAGCCGCAACCGAAGACGGTGATGAAGGACTTGTAACCAGTGATGAATATGTTGGTGTATTTTATCCATGGGGTTACACCAGCGACAATTTAGGAAACAATATTGCTGTACCACCAAGCCATATGATCTTACGCACAATCGCATTAAGCGACCAAGTAAGCTATCCATGGTTTGCACCAGCAGGAACAAGAAGAGGTGGTATTACTAATGCAACCGCAGTTGGCTATGTTGACTCTGAAGGAGAATTCCAATCAGTAGCTCTAAACAATGGTCAGCGTGACACATTAGCAAGTATCAAGGTCAATCCAATTACATTTATAACTGGAACAGGCCTTGTAAACTACGGTCAATATACTCGTGCTAAATCAGCAAGTAGTTTAGATAGAATTAACGTTGCACGTTTAGTCGTGTATCTACGCAGACAGTTTGCACAGTTGGCCAAGCCATATGTGTTTGAACCTAATGACAAGATCACACGTGATGAACTCAAAGGTGCGGCAGAAAGTCTATTACTCGAGTTAGTAGGTCAACGTGCTCTATACGATTACATTGTAGTCTGCGACACTAGCAACAATACACCTGCAAGAATTGATCGTAATGAACTTTACTTAGACGTTGCGATTGAGCCAGTTAAAGCAGTTGAATTTATTTACATTCCACTACGCTTGAAGAATACTGGTGAGATTCAAGGCCTAACACAATAAGATAACGGAGCATAGAATATGGCAATCGCAAGTTTATCAAAATTTACAGTACCTTTAGCAAGTGATCAATCAGCTACCGCTCAAGGTATGTTGATGCCCAAGTTAAAATATCGCTATAGAGTGATGTTTGAAAACTTTGGTATTTCAACACCAACAACAGAACTAACTAAACAGGTTCAGGATGCGGCTCGTCCTAACGTTCAGTTTGAAAACCAGAAAATCATGGTTTATAACTCAACAATTAACTACGCAGGCCGCCCAACATGGCAACCTTTATCTATCAAACTACGTGATGATGTTACTGGTGCAGTTAGTAAGTTAGTGGGCGAACAGATGCAGAAACAGTTCGACTTTTTCGAACAGAGTTCAGCAGCCGCAGGCGGCGACTATAAATTCTTAATGAGAGTTGAAATGTTAGACGGCGGTAACGGAGCTCAAGCACCAAACATTCTTGAAACATGGGAATGCTATGGTTGCTATATTATTTCTGCTAACTATAATGCATTAAGCTACACAGATCAGAGCATGTTGACCATTGATTTATCAATACAACCTGATAACTGTATCCAAACTTCAGGTGGTGCGGCAGCTCCATCAACAAGAAGAATCGGTACAGCGGCAACAGCTTCTGGTGCAAGATAATAAAATTGGCCTACTTGTTAGGCCTTTTTTATAGGTATTCATTAACTACGTAGTTAATAGCCACGGATAAATATTTGTATGGCATTTACACCTAATCAATTTTTATATACTGACAGTAACGTTACTCTTCGTGATCCACAACACGCGGCGAGAATGTTCACCGACGATCAGTTTAGACTAGCACCAAAACATAAATTTTTATTCCATGTCGCTTTTAGAATTAATCAATCAGCACTGAGAGAAATTAATCTAGTACAAAGGCATAGAAATGAAATTAATATGTTAGTAAAAAGTTGCGATCTGCCTAGTTTTTCTATTACCGCAGAAACTCTTAATCAATATAATAGAAAAAAGATTGTACAAACAACACACAAGTTTCAACCTATAAATGTAACGTTCCACGACGACAACATGGGTGTGATTAATGAGTTATGGCAAAATTATTATAGCTATTACTATGCTGATAGTATTAGCGCATCCGATCCTTCTGCGTATAAAAGAAATGCCACAAAGAATTACAGTTATATCACAACACCATACGGCCTAGACAACGGTAGCACAAATCCTTTCTTTGAATCTATAACGATTTATCAAATGGCTAGAAAAGAATTTGTTAGCTATACTCTTAAAAATCCTATCATCACTAGTTGGAATCATAATAAAGTTGACTACGGCCAAGGACAAGGACATGATAATACTATGCAACTATCCTACGAAGCTGTAGAATACGGTAGAGGTGCTGTTGCCGAAGGTGAACCAGAAGGTTTTGGTTTAGAACACTACGATAAAACGCCAAGTCCATTAAAAGGATCAGAAACATCAGCCTTGTCATCTTTCTTGAGTACTAATGCTTCGAGCGGAAATTTATTAGAATTTTTAAATCAAGTAGCTACACAGGTTAACACCTACCAAAACACTCAAGAAAAGCAATCAGTATCGAATCTTGTATCACAGGCAGTAAAAAATACAAGTCCTAAAGTTTCCGGTTTGCAGGGTTATGAATTTCCTATTATTGCCGTAGCAGCCGGTGCAGGTGCAGTTGCAGGTGCTGCCGCAGCCACAGCAATTATCGCAAAACAACGAAATTTAGGATAATATATGTCTACTAATTTACCACAAGTACAAGATGCTAGTAGTTCAACAGATGAAGTTAAAGTTTTCTTTGATAAATTTTTTGTCAATGAAGTTAGCTTTCCTAGCAATCAAATTGATGCAGTAGTTGGATTCTTTATGAAAAACGGATTTGACGAGTCTAGCGCAAGAAGCACTGGAATAGTGTTACTAAACCAGGCAAGACAAGACAATGTTAACGTCTTTCAATTAATCGAAACATTAAAAAATTTAACTCAAGTACAGTTAAATCAAGTAGTTGCCCAAGTCCTTAATAGCTACCGAGAAAAAACTAGTCTATTAGGATATCGGGTAGCACCTCTAGTTGACAACTACGAAACTAGAAATATTTTAGTATAAAATGGCTGGGAAATTTGCAAAAGGTAAGTTCACAATGTCAAACCCCGGAAAGTATGTAGGCACTAAACAGCCGACATATCGTAGTTCCTGGGAGTGGAGTTTTATGCGGTTTTGTGATACGCATCCTAGTGTGCAAAAATGGGCGAGTGAAGCAATCAGCATCCCCTATCGAGATCCTCTAACTGGTCGCCAGACAATTTATGTTCCTGATTTCTTTATACAGTATCTTGATAAGAACAGCAGAATGCATGTTGAATTAATTGAAGTAAAACCTGCTAGTCAAGCAATTCTAGAACGTGTAGGTAAGAACAAATATAATCAAGCACAGTATGTTAAAAATCAGGCAAAATGGGCCGCTGCCAATTTATGGTGTAAACAGCAGGGCATTAAGTTTAGAATACTAAGCGAAAATGATCTGTTCCACCAAGGTGCTTGATAAGTAATATTATGACTAAAAAACTTGAAGAATTACTAAATCTTCCTGCTAGTAAAGATCTTATCAAGCAAGAAGAAAAGAAAAAACAAAAAGAAGCAAAAGCTCAAAGTCAGCCTCTTTTAAGAGATATATCCGAGTTTGATAAAATTGCGGCAGCTCTGCCTGCGGTTAAAGGCTTAGGAGATGCGAGCGACGCAGAGTTTGATGCACTGGCTCAACGTGCTACAGATGCCTACGACGATCTCATGGATCTGGGTATGAACGTTGAAGCTAGGTACAGTGGGCGTATCTTTGAAGTTGCAGGTGGAATGCTTAAAAATGCTATTGATGCAAAAGCCGCGAAAATAGATAAAAAATTACGCATGATCGAACTACAGCTAAAGAAGCAAAAATTAGATCAAGAATCTGCTACTAGTGAAGATGCTGGTATTAACCTAAACGGTGACGGGTTTATAGTATCAGATCGCAATAGCCTGCTTGAAAAACTTAAAAATATGAATAAATAATGTATCAGGATAATTGCTATGAAATCATTTAAAGAATATCTAACAGAAAGTAAAAAAGTCTACGAGTTTAAGGTAAAACTCGCCGGCGACTATGAAAAAGCCAGCGACCACATCAAGTCAGCACTTTCAGCATATAAAGTTGAAAAATGTTCAGGTGGTAAGCGTTTACCGATCGCGGAAACACACCAAGATTTTCCAAACATTAAGAATACCAATGTTACAATCTTTGATCTATGCACAGCATATCCTACAAACAGCGAAACAGTACGTTCTTTAGTTTCACAAAAACTTAATTGCAGTTTAGATGCAATTCGTGTGCGTACACCACTAGAAGAAGCCGAGATAGCACTTAACCATGCCAACGACGAAAAGTCAGGCGAAGCACTATTGAACAAAGATTACGAAACAGACAATAAAGGACAAAGCATGGTAGGTGAGAAGCAGGCCATGAGTCTTATCAAAGAATTAAGCAAAGTTAAACACGGCGGTGAACAGTACAAAGGCGTTAACGATCAGTTGTTAGCAGACAAAGTTCCAGCAGCCAAAGGATAAAAATATGAATTTCAAAGACCTATTAGAAAAAATGGCAGAGCTAGACACATCTGCTGAAGACAAATACCTAAGCCAAGACGACAACGAAGTCCAAGAAGGCGGAATGACACCTGCAGATACAGAAGCTGAAACCCCGCTAATGGGCGAAGAGGGAGTTGATGAATGTGGTGGTATGATGAGTCCTATGAGTTCAATGGCATCTAAGCAACCAGATAATGTTACTATGAACGTTAGCATGAACGGTAGTGGTTCAGGTGGCATTAAAGATTTGCTAGATATTCTACGCAACATTGAAAAACCAAGCATGGGCGATAAAGATGCTGATGCAGTACTAGTCGGTATGGAAGAGTTTGCTAATCAACCAGACGCACAAACAGCAGGTATCGATGCAGTAACTCCAACCGGCGATGACTTGTTTAGTAAAGGTGCAGAAGCAGAAAAAGTTAACGGCGGCGGCAATCCAATGCAACCAGGTGTTAGCGAAAGTTTAATCGCACAACTAAACAATCTATATCAAGAAGTTAAAGAGCGTCGCACAGATGAAACAATGTTCGATCGCCCCGCTTTAAGAAAAGCATCCGACGAAGCTGATTTTCAACAGAGAATGCAACAGACAGTTCAGGCAAATGCAGCCGACAAGGCACGTCGAGCACAAGAACTTGTTGATAATAATATACGACTAAGATTAGCAAAAATCGGACAATTAAAAAGTTTTAAACCAGGAATGACAGATCAAGAAGTATCTGCAATGGAACTAGCACACAAGCAAAAATACGGCATGTAATAATTCGTCAGCAGTGATCAAAAGGGGCAGAAATGCCCCTTTTTTTATGTAAATAAAGTTATGGCAAAAAGTTTAGATGGTGTCTTAACTAAAAAGGCACACACCAAAGAAAAGTTTAGCGAGTCGCAGGTACAAGATCTGCTTCAATGTGCTGACCCTGTAGAAGGTTATCTTCACTTCGCTAAAAACTTCTTCCACATACAGCATCCTACTAAAGGTAAGATGAAGTTTGAGCCTTTCGAATATCAATTAAGACTGTTACACAGTTATCACGATTTTCGTTTTAATATTAACATGATGCCACGACAGAGTGGCAAGACTACCTGTGCCGCAGGCTACTTACTGTGGTATGCTATGTTCCATCCAGACCAAACTATTCTAGTAGCCGCACACAAATATACAGGTGCTCAGGAAATCATGCAACGTATCCGTTATGGATACGAACTGTGTCCAGATTTTGTCCGCTGTGGGGTCGTTAGTTATAATAAAGGATCAATCGAATTCGATAATGGTTCACGTATTGTAAGTCAAACAACTACTGGCACAACGGGTCGTGGTATGAGTATTTCATTATTATACTGTGACGAGTTTGCGTTCGTACAACCTAACATCGCTGAAGAGTTCTGGACTTCAATATCGCCTACACTAGCAACTGGTGGTAAGGCGATTATTACATCAACTCCTAACTCAGACGAAGATACATTTGCTAATATTTGGAAAGAAAGTCAAGACCTTTTCGATGCTTACGGAAATGCCAAAGACGATGGATTAGGCCGCAACGGGTTTCATGGATTTAAAGCAGATTGGTGGGAACACCCTGACCGTGATGATGCATGGAAAGAAGCTGAAATTGGCCGAATTGGCGAAGAGCGTTTCCGTCGTGAATATGGTTGTGAATTCTTAGTATTTGATGAAACACTGATCAACAGTATTAAATTATCAGAACTACTTGGTCGTGAGCCTCAGTTTAAAATGGGACAGGTTCGATGGTATAAAAAGCCACAACCTGGTAATTTATACATTGCCGCATTAGATCCTAGTCTAGGAACAGGCGGGGATTATTCTGGTATTCAAGTATTTGAATTACCTAGTTTTACACAAGTTGCAGAGTGGCAACACAACATTACTCCTGTGCAACAACAGGTTAAAATATTCCGGGATGTATTAAAATATATTGAGTCAGAATGTGGTTCAGGATTTAACAATAATATATACTGGAGTGTAGAAAATAACACAGTTGGTGAAGCGGCCCTGGTCGTTATTAACGATCTCGGCGAAGAAACGTTTCCTGGAATGTTTGTCAGTGAGCCACAGCGTAAAGGACATGTGAGAAAATTCCGTAAAGGATTTAACACAACATTTGGTAATAAAATATCTGCGTGTGCGAGATTAAAGTTTCTAATCGAAGAAGACAAAATGAAGATACACAGTCGTACTTTAATCAGCGAACTTAAGACTTACATAGCCAGCGGCGTTAGCTTTAAAGCCAAAGACGGTCAGCACGATGACCTAGTAGCCGCACTATTGTTAGTAGTGCGTATGA